CTCTCTCTGGAATAGAGAGATCTATATCTTCAATCATTATCTAGCTCCGCAACTCGAGCCCCTCCGCTAAAATAATCAGAAAGATCAATTTGTATTCTAACCCTTCCGCCATCAGTTACTGCATCAACAGTGGCTTTACTAAATAGTGTTGTATCTGCTTTTAAAATAAAGAACCCTAAGGAGTCTACAAGAGCAAGATAGTCAAACCCTTTCAAAATATTAGATACATCAAGACTTGCCAAATAATTTGGAAATGTTAATCCGCTGGGCCCTTGGGATGCTATGACGACATCGCGAAAGCGCCCGCATTCCATGCTTCTACTTCTTATAATTGGCTGCCACCAAAAATGGCGCGTTGATTGATTGCCATCTACGCTTTTAAGAAAATTAAAAATCTTCAATGTCTTTTCAGTTCTAGATATGTCTCCACCTCTTTCTGTCAAGCCGCCCGCACCTTCGGCCCCCAAATTTTTAATCATTGCATATCGTGCATTGCCTGAGAAAAAGAAATCTATATCTGACTGACTTAGTCCTTTTCTAATTGCATATTGATTCAATTTTTCTCTATACGGAAACTGTTGGTAAGCATTGTCTTGTTCTACTTTTTCTGCTTCTTGCCCTTCAAGCCTCTCCAGCTCTTTTATTATGCAATGCCAAACTTTTGAAATAATCGTAACTTCTGTTTGTGCTGCGCTTCCAAAGACTGCTGCCCTTGACTCTGTTCCAAGCCTAAATTTTTTGCTGGACTTCGTTGGTGTAAATGCAGTTTTTATCTCTTTTACCTCTACTCTAGCTCCTACTGGTACTCCATGATGTAATTCAATAGGAATATCAAGAATTCTTGAGACATTATCAACTATCGTCTGGGAAAACAATAGATCATAGCTTCTAGTAGATCCTCCCACAAGAGATTTATCTGCGGCCTCTCCTTCTGGAGAACCAAAAATTGTACCAGCAGTAGATTTTTGAGCTTTTACATCGCGTATCTGATCCCTGACGTTTGGATGTCTTCCTTCTTCGGGTAACCCCAGACCAAGAATTGACATTGCGACGGAGACTTCTCCTTTTCCATCCCCAAATGAAGCTGCGTTGGAGAAATATTCTGTTTCAATATTTGTAAAATTGACTCTTGTGATGCCTGAAGCTTGTTGTGACCCAGACCTTCCAAGAGACTCCTCTAATATCTGTCTCACTGCCCTTCTAAGATGAACCTCTGCTAAAATCCCATCCTTTCTTCCAGCAATAGCAGCATTGACGTGGTCAACAGCCCTCTGTGCAGAGGCTGCACTCTTTTCAGATGAGAGGTGCCGAAGCATATATCCCTCAAACTTTGGAAGATATCCGCTGAGATCGGGATCTGTAATCACATTACGTCAACAAGCTCTTCAAACGTCTCGACATCTTCAGGTGCAGCGGGAACACCTAGCATCCCTAGTATGGTTGCGGGATCAGATATCTTTGGGCCGACGTTCTTCCACTTCCTCTTGCTCTTTGGATCAGACGGATCGATGGGATTGCCCCGATTATCTCGCTCAGGAAGTGTCTTTATCTGAAGACCGCCCGGGTAAGCTATCGTCACCTTCTCACGAGGGTTACCCTCAAGACCTCTCTCTCGAGCTATAAGATTGAGTAGCTGATTTCTATATGTTCCCTTAACACCAACGTCTCCGACACCTGACATGAGCCAGCACGTGTCTCCAACACACGGAGTGGGCATTAAATCTATCTGAACGAACTCTCCAGCCTGAGTCTCTCCGGATATAGGAAAGAGAACATATATGTTCGAGGCTGTGATCTTTGCGTCGGGTGCACCCAGTGATATCAGATTAGACACAAGCTCCCTCTTATAAAGCTTAAGCTTGTTCCTGTCGTCATACACATCCTTTGAGACTGGAACTGCAAGATCTAAGTCTCCAGATCTCGATGCTTTTCCTGTGCTACCTATTGCACCATAGTCTCCCAAGTCTAGAGGCTCAAGAAACTTAGATGAGAAATCTCTAAGTGTTGGCTCTACGTTAGCTAGCTCAATCTCTACTGTAAGTGGAGCGCCAGAGCTGTCTTTAAAGACGTCTCCTCCCTCCTGGAGGAACCTTCTTGCCGCCCTTATTATAACCTCATTCATCTCATCACTGTACATCTGGGGCAGCCTGGCTGATCCGTATTCAAAGAAACCACGCAACCTGTTGATTGGAGTGAATAGACCGGTTAGCTTGTAAGTATTTCCATTGAAGGTGAACACTATCCCCTCTGTAGCCTTTGTGAATAGATCCTCATTAGCCTCGAGCCTCGCTAGCGATATCCTAATTCTCTCAAGAGTCTTCTCATCTGCTATGATGCCACCACTTTCAAATTGTCTTCGTGCATTTTTCACAAATATGCTTAGCTCATTCTGATTACTCGCTGTGAGCGCTAGATCAAGCTTATCGATCACCATGACACCAAGCCTCTGAATCACTGCCTCAAGAGGAACTATTGCCTCTGCAACAACGTCTGCCTTGATTCCGTCAATTCTCTTGAGCTGCTCGTAATCCTCAGGCGTGGTGTCAGAGTGCTTCTTAAAAGCATTTGCAATTGCACCCCTCTTGGTTGCAAACCTATTTGCAACTGCTGGAACAAGATCCTCCGGGATAAAGGTGTACTTTTCTCTAAGAAGCTTTTCAACACTTGCAATAACATACTCACCAACAGTAGAAGACCCAACTGATAGCCCAACGTCGCTAACAACTGAGTCAAGCTGTGACATCAAGCTCTCAATCTCAGCGTCATCAGTCTCAAGGTCCTCAACAAGCTTTGCTGTTGGAACTGAGTCCATTGAGAATGCATCTGTCGTTGCTGCTCTTGCCTGCTGCAAGAACTGATCATAAGCTCCCTGGTCTACTGGGTCATCAGTTAAAGAGACTGGCGTTATAAACCTAAAGGTGTCTGCATCATAGATGATAGTGTTTGGGTTCACAGATGTCATCAAGCCTGATACAACTACGACATCACCATTTTTAAATAGAGAATCCTGAAACTGTAATGCTACTGGCTCAAGCGCCTCATACCCAAGAGAGAACGCAGCAGCGACACCAGGTCTATCCCCATACTTGTCGTTGATGACAGCTAAGTCCATCCCCATTCCCTCACCGATCTTTCTTCTAGCATTCCCTAGATCTCTATCAGAGACAAGACTCATCTTGGTGAAGAATCTAAGAACTCCGTCCCGAACAGTGAAAGTTACATTCTGACCGTCAACCTTCTCCTGGAAGTTCTCAAGCTTTCCATCTAGCGCTAGCCTTGCTATCTCTACTATGTCAGATAATGGCATCGCTAGATCCTCGTAGAGATTGTATATGTGTGCCTCTCTCCCTGGAGGCACTGACTGAATCTTATCTCCCTGCTCCCTCAAGAGTCTCTCTCTAGCAAATCTAGCTGAAGCTCTTATTAATGCTCTGCGTATGCGTGACTCTGTTACTGGATTTTCTGTGTGCCCAAGTAGTATGTCAACAACTCTCTGCTTCTCATCGTCGTTAAGAAATGGAGGTAGAAATCTCTTTGCTTCTTCGATACCAGCCTCACCAGAGGCATGCCCTCGAACAGCTGTCCCTCGAACTCTTGCCATGTCTAAGATGTCTTGAGAAACCTCGTCAATCTCTGGGTCAAAGTCTGGATAGTAGTATTTCGCAAGTGACTTTGCTGCCTCTTCCTCTGATCTACCCACAAGAGCTGCAAGTCTCTCTTCGTCAAGATAGTCATCAATAGACTCCGGAGCAACAGCGCCAAACTGAATTTTTCCACTGCGAACAAGATCATCAAATCTATGAAGCTCTCTAAGATAGGGTGCTGGCATATCAGAGCCACCGTAGACTGTAACCTTCTCATATAATGTTGGGTCTGCAGCGAATGACTCTAGGATCTCAAATATCCTTCTCATAGGAGTTGTTCCCATTGTGGACTCAATCTCAATAGACGGGATCTCTCTCTCAATAGCAGACTCATAGATGTCAAAGATCTCCTTAGAGATCTCTGGGGTGTATAGTCTTTCAGAGCCTCCAATCTTTCTAAACTTCTGCTGTGACTTAAGGGGCTTCCCTGTTCTCTTAGATAGCTTTGGAAGTTTTCTCTCCTGAAGACCATAAAAGAGAATCACTTTATCATTATCCCTAATAGCGTTAGCTAGCTTAGAGAAGTGACCAGTTGTAAAAGGTTTAAATCCTCCGCCGTATAATCCTAACTTCATCGTTTTCCCTTCTTATAATATTGCTTAAGCATTCTGTATACAGTATCAGATACACCGGAGAAGTCAGCTGAATCAATAAGTATCTTTGCTTCTACTCTTCCGTCAACTATGCTAACGTCAAACACCTCTTGTTCAGACTTATTCGTGAGCAGGGGCATCACCTCCATTAGATTCAACTCTGACACAGGCTTAAAATCATTAACGTCTACAGCGACATTTATCTTTAATCCTCTTATCATTGGAGGATCGTGAATGTGACCGTGAACCATAAAGCTGTAGCCTCTATCTACTATAACAGTGTCAGGGAGGGGATAGTGATTAAGCAGGCCTGGGCCAAATCCTTCAAGCATATAGTCATACTCCCTGTGATACTCATCAAACCCGCAAGCCAGCATTGTCTTTTCGCTTCTATCGTGATTTCCAGCTATTAAAATCTTATAGCCGTTAAGAGAATTGACGATAGGTGTGGCATCTTTTGGATCCATGAGGAAAACATCACCCACAACGAACACTCTATCTCCGTCTGTTATGCTATGATTCCACCTCCTAACGATACCATCGTTCATCTCCTGAACAGTTTTCCACGGTCGATTACAATATCCTATAATCTTCTTGTGGCCAAAGTGCATATCAGATATGAAGTAATCCACTATCTACGTCTCCTCCTGAAAACACATCACTTACGATGGTATATACAGTGCTGTTAAGTTTATTAAGCTTATCATAGGACTTTTGATCAAGACCTCTTGAAAGCTTACTGTCAATATTTTTCTTTAATCCAGCAGCATATAGATTAAGAATTGACCCTAGCATCTCGTCAGAAGATGAGATAGCTCCGGCTCCCCCAAGAGTTAAAGCCAGACCGCGTATCCCTTTTGCTAGATCTGCTATTGTGATATTATCAGGATCAACTCCAGGGTATCTCAATAGCAACTCATTCTCAACAACATCATCACCAGCAATCTCAATAGCTATATCTCGTAAAAATGTGCGAATATTCCTGCTTATAGAAGATAAAGATGTTCCTTTTCTCTGAGAGAAGGGGACTCTTTTACCGTCTCGTGTCTTTGCTAGCACGCCTCTATCACCAATAGACATATTAAAATAGCCGCCCAAAGCTGTATATAGATGTCCAATAGTATATCCCTTTCTGCCTCTCTCTGGTGTCCACCTTGCTGGCATCCATTCTTCGCCGCTTTCGTTGGGTATAAACCTAGAGAACGTAACAATTGTATCAACCTGGACGTATCCACCATCAGGTAGCTTTACTATAACAAGAAGAGGAGAGCTTCTAAGCGTCGCATCAACATTTGCATATTGTTGAACCTCTCGCGATGTTCTCAAAAATTTTACAAATTCCTTCTCGTATTCTCTTTTAACTCTATTCTCTGCGTCCCTAATCTCTTTCTCTGTTGAGTTTTCTTCTACTTCAACTGGAAACGAGACAAGATAATCGACATCGCCGTAAACTTCTTCAGGAGAGTCGATGTCATAATACGACGTTGATCCAACTGCCCTAACCGGCGTTACTGGATCTAAACCAGCCTGAGAAAGATGTTGAGAATTCCACATTTCAATTACGCTAATGTATGAGTCAACTGCCGCCTCTGCAGTTTGAGGATCAAGTATCACATCTCCAGTTAGCTCTGGTGCCTTTAATCCACCCTCAGCAAGTAGACCGTTATTAATTCCAGATCTCTTTGCTACACTTTTGAGATAGCGAATCGCTCCGATAGCATCTTGAAGCCTGTGCATCTCTTTTCTATGCTTAAATCTGTCTGGACCTTTCCTTAATGAATCTTTAAGATCTCTAATATCCCCTATTAGATTATCAAGTTCATCGAGGTGCTTTTGGGAACCATACTCGTGTTGTCTCTTCTCGTCTAGCACACATATACTTTGATTTATAGCCTCTACTAAAAGTCTCTCAGAAGAATTCATAATTCCTACCTGGATATAATTATGTCGCTTCTCTCTATTGACTTAGTGTTTCTCAGCTTTGTCAACAGCATTTTTAACACTTCCGTATATAAACATTCTTATATGATCATGACTCACACTTTCAGTGGAGTCAAGATTGAAGTGTTCTTTAATTTTTGCAATAAAGTCAGGAGTAATATGAACCTCAAGATCTCCACCTTGCGGCAAACTTACATTTATTTTTTCCATAAATTATTATAACATTTAATTTTAAAATGTACAACTATCAGGATGTCATTAATTCTCTAACTTTCTTTCTAATTTCTTGAAGAGACTGCCTTTTAGCTCCAGCCTTTATAGGTGGCTTATCTGCAGGCTCGCTAGAAGTATCTTCTTCCTCATCTACTTCAATATCCTCTTCATCAGTTACTGGCTCAGAGATATTAACAGTCTCTTCTTCGCCTGTGTGAGTCATCGTAATATTATATGGAGAGTCGCTAGGGTCAGGAGCATTCTCGCCAGATGCAACACCAGTTAGTATCCCAGAGAATGCTGTTAAAAATGCTAAAAGCGCCTCTCTCTCTGTCTCTTCTAGTCTATTAAAATATGTCCTAAGCTGTGTCTTCATTGCGCTGTCATCAACAGATCTTCCACTTCTTAGTTGCTTAATAGCGTCAGATATACTATCCATAGAGACTTCTAGACTAGCTGTCTCATCTTCTGTTGTTATAACCTCATCTTCCTCATCTTCAGCTGGTGCATCACCCGCTGATTCATCATCCTCAGGGGGATCGACCTCGTCGAGCTTGCCATACACCTTTTCATCTTTCTTCAATTTGTTAGAAAGCATTTCTTGCGCATGATCTACACTCTCTTCTGCGAGAATTCTCAAAAATGAAATAATATCATCAGGAGTATTTAAATCTATTCTGCTCACTTTTTTCTCCTAAATCTTGTTGAATTCTGCCAGAGCTCTCTGTATAGCTTATTATATTTTCTTTGAGGAAGCTCTTCCTGTCCTTCAAAATGATCTGCCACTCTTTGTCTACCGCTTTCTTCTCTTTCAACAATATTTTTTATAAACTTGTCAAACTTAAATTTTTCGTTTTTGCCTGAAGCCATGGTGTTCTCCGTTAATGTTAAATATTATGCATCTCAAATATAAACTCGTATATGCACTGATTGTTTTTGTAATCTATATCAAATTGCTGAGATATCAAGGCGACGTTATTAAAAGATTTAATATCTTTTCTATCTGTTCCAGATGTGAAATCTATTGACTCTATAGACTTAGAAAACATCATTTTTGAAACATCGTCTGCGCTTGTTACAAACTTTACGCTAAGAGATGAATTCCAAGAACTATCAACTCTAAGTGATATCATTCTTCCAGATACTGTAGTCGTGCCAGTATTAATTGTAACATTTACGTCTTGTGTTTCGATATTATCGTAAAACTGGTCCATGGCAATTTTATCTGATATTGACTCACTTACAAAAACTGTAACATTATCTACTGACATTATTTCTCGCATAGTCTAAAAAAGAGATATCATTATATATTTCATCACAAAATTCTGTTAGTACAATATCTTGTCTAGTAACTGAGTTAATATCATGTGTATATGTCTCTACTGTTACATCTCTAAAATCTATAATGATCTTGGCATGATGATGAGTCTCTTCTTGATATAGCATTAATTCACTTACAAAATATGCCACGTGTGCAGGTGTGTCGAATACAAAAGTCTTTATGAGTCTCTCTGGGTCAGAGGCTGTTATCCAATCTGAAATGTTTGCATCGATGGGCAGACTGGGGTCAGGAACAGTTGTTCTTAGAGCCCCTAACACTATCTCGACTGATCCTGTTGGAAGAGAAGCTTCACCAGTCTTGTTTAAGAACTCTAACAATCTCATTAAATCATTCCTGAGATTAACTTTCTAATTTTTTGCTCAGCTAAGTCTTCTGGAGATTGTACTTTAAGCTGCGGGTTCTCTCTTTCTATCTTTCCCCAAGATAGAGCGTCTGGAATTGCATGTAGTAATGCTTTTTGCAACTTGGCATCATCTTTAAGCAGCTTCATAAATGTCGCCTTGACATCTTTAAGACGCTTGCCTCCAAAAAAATCTTTATTAAATCTCTCCGCAACTGAAAGTGATTGTGTATATATCTCAGATGTTATACCGCCTGCTTTCAACTTCTCCATCTGCCTTGCACCAGAGTTAAACAGCTGAAGAGCAACCTCTCCGTTAAACATCTTTGCAAAGCCTTTTGCTGTTTTAGAATTAACTCCCATACCAGCTATAGATGCGGTCATATGTTTCATCATCTCCCTGGCATAATCTATAAACTCATTTCTGTAAAAATAAGTACTAAACACCTGTCTAAGAACCTTGCCTCCGAGTGTGGTCAATAGCATTGTTGTATCAAGAGCCTCTTCTGGATCATTATCCCTCTTCTCTTTTATCTCCACAAGATCTATATCAATTTGCTGGAGTGCTTTTAGCGTTTCAGAAATATCTTCGTTATCAGGATCTTTCTCAGCTGCATCTTCTAGATTTTCAGAAACTTGTGCGACCGCATCAGATAGATTGTCTAAAAGGGCTGAAAGGTAATCAAATACTACGTCGGAATATCCTTCATATGCTTTGATTCCGCCCTCTGACCCTATTACAGATTTAAAGATTGCTTCTGGAAATTTCATTCTCCATTGGCGAAGACCGCTTGCATTTCTAAATCCAAAGAGCGGCGCAAGAGAATCTAGAGTCTTAAGCCGTTCTTCCTCAGACATTCCGCTCGACGTCGCTATATCTTCATCATCACCAGTGTCTTCTCTATAGTGACCTGACTTAACAGTGAAGTCAGTTCTCTCTCTCTTTTCAGGAGATCTTATTCTAGTCTTTACAGTGTCAATCATACCTCTTGTTCCGACTCTCCACATCTCTCCATCTTTGTGTTTTAGACGATCTTGAAACCACTCGGGTGATGTAGACTCGTCTGATAATCTTTTTTCATATATGTCTATTATATCCCAATACGTGTATTGTGTGAGTAGCACATCTAGCTCTTTTGCAAGAACCTGTCTGACTGCGATCTGATTTGGATCTTGCTTAGGAACTGGTATTCGTGCATATCCCATCCACGTTTCTCTTATAATATCTAAAACTCTTTCTGCCTCTTCTGATGATAAGTCAAGTATAATTTCTGCAATCTTCGGGTCTAGGCTTTTAGGCCCGATTGTGTCATCAAGAGATAGTTTCATAATAGCTTGCCAAAAGGGAAGATTGAGTACTTTTCCAGATGGCATCTCTTTTTCTGAGTGTCCAAAATTAATTGACTCTAGATATTCTTCAACCTGATGTTTAGCAACTTCAATCCTATCAAGCTCATCATCAGTCCACTCATCATCCTGCTCAAGAAGAAGTGATATAACCTTGTTAACAATAGACTCATTTATTTCTACCTCGATCTCTTCTACCTCTTCTTCAGATACTTTAGAATCTCTATCTAGAGATTGGTCTAGCATATCATGAAGCATTCTATAGAACCACTCTACTTCATCGGGCGGAACTGCATTCGCAATTACATAAGCTGATCTTGACAGCTGTTCAATAGTTGCAGGAACAAAATCAACGTCGGAGACATCTGGCATGTCAACTGATAGCTGTGTCGCCATTTGCTCGGTTGCCTCTATGGGCTCTTCGCCCATAGCAGCATCTCTCATTATATCATCTATTCTTCCAGATTCACCAGTTCTATTTTCACTTATAATATTTTTAAGCGCTGTAAAAAGCGCTGATCTTTTAACAACGACTTGCATGCCAATACTCCATACTAATAATTATTCCACACTGATGTAAAGATTTATTGATTATCATTAATAGATAGATGAATAACATACGCAGACCCTATGGTCAAGGCAACACCTCCCAAAACTCCTACACCAAAATACATCTCTCGGGAAATTCCTGATTTCATAGTGTGCTTTTCTAAAAATTCAATTTGATCATCCCTTATATCAAGTGTGGCATCAAACCTCTCCTGAATTGCATCCTTTGACGCTTGAAGAATATCAAGCTGGTATTGCATCTCAGCTCTTGAAATCTCGACTGCTTCATCACATTTTATACTACAAAGTTCATTTGCTGTCTCTAGATCGGCAAGAAGTCTAGCTGCAGCGGCTGTGCTAAATAGAGTTCCAGAAAACGGAGCAGTGTCTCCAGTGCTAATTGATGCAATTCTCTCAAGCCCCTCTACATCAACATCAGAATCCTGAGCGTATGACGGAGAACATAAAATAAAAGATAGAAAGCTCAAGAGTGTTAAAGCTAATATTGTTTTAAGTGATTGTCTCATAATAAGAATTATATTCTATAGAGAATTAATCGTGAATATCAATTCCAGTTATATCTGACAATCCCTCTGCTATCTTATCATTTGAATTTTCATCTCTTAAGAGATCATCTGCGATCTTTCTCTTTCTCTCTTCAAGATTGATTATATTTTTATCAAGATTTTTCTCAGCTTCTCGAATACTCTCATCTCGTATCCTAAGAGCCTCTTCTCTCTTCTTAAGCTCTATCTTATGAGATTTATCTATGGCGTCTATCTCTCTGCCATAGCCCTCTCTAATTTTTTCTAGATAGGCAGATATGTCAAACTTACCCCTTGCTAAAACAAAGAGAACAACAGCAAGACAAAATCCAACTACAAGCTGCCAATTTTTCTTAAACCACGCATAAGCACGCTTTAAAAATCTCTTAACAGACACAAGCCACAGGCTAGTCTGCACCATGTCTCCACATCTTAGCTGCATCAATCACAGATTGACCACCGATATAGCAAATAGCAATAAGGCCCCATGTCTCTGAGTCGAGTGTTGACCACATCATTAATCCTGTTGCAGTTAAGAATACAAGAAGCTTTCGTGATATAACTTTCTCTGTTACTTTATCTAATATTCCTTTTTTCATAATATCCCCTATAGCAATAACTATTATGCTAGTTTAAGAGATCATCATCTGAGGTGCAGCTAGATATAAAATTTTTATATATTTGATCAATATCTGCATCAGTATATGACATATCATTTATATCTCGCGTACGTGTATAAGAGAGTTTTTCCAATGTTTCATACATATCATGATATACTTTTGCTAGATTCGAAATAACAGTAGTCTGACTTAATGTTATTAACTTTAGCTGATCTATCTCTTTTTGTCTTTCACTATTTAGATTTTCAAGATCTTTAATTCTTTTTAAAATCATAAATTTGTGAAAAAAAGACTCAATAAGTTTTTTCATAAATCACCTACAAGCTCTCACTTCTTCTGCTGTAGAGTTACAAAACTCTGAAAGTGCTTCGTCTATGTCTAGATTTTGAATTGGGCTTACCCATATCATTGATTCAACTGGGACTCCATTTAAAACATCTATTCCCCATAGAACTCCAACAATATTTCCGCCTGTGTCAAACACAACAGATCCTGAACATCCGAACCATCCGAACGTATGTAAAAGAATTTGATTTCCTGCACTAGGAATACTTTCAAATCCTGCAACTCGTCCCCTATACGTCATTATATCGTGACTTGACGGATACCCAGAATAGGTTATTTCATCTCCTATATCTGGAACTGTTTTTTCTGTAGAAAATCTCATAGGATCAACTGATTCAAACTCATTTTTTAACCATAAAACAGCTATGTCATTTGTTAAATCAGAATAGATTAAAGATGCAGATTGCACCTCTTTCTCCTTTTTAACAATATAGCTAGATCCTATCTCTCCACTAGCAACATGCTGTGCTGTGATAATGAACTGAGTACCCTTGTATTTTATCAAAGACCCAGACCCGTGTCCTAATCCTATTAAAATATAAACAGCAGCATCTCTAACATTTCTTTCAACACTAGATATTCTAGAAGATCTTACTTCAATTGTTCTATACTGAGAAGAATTATCATCAGTTGCAAAAGATGATAAAGGTATAAATAAAGCAGCTATTATTAGTAAAAGTCTCACAGTGCCCTATTATAACTATTTCTCACTTAGAGGATTCTCTTCTTCTATTAGATTAAATAGTGACTCTGCGTCTGTTTTTGATAACTTCTTTATAACTTTGTCTCTCTTATTTTTACTTAAGTCATCCAAAAGTCTAATCATATCAGGAGAATCTGATGCTATTCTCTGCGCGATCTCTTCAAATATTTCCTGCATGGATAATCTTTTATTAAAGCACGCTATTCTTAGCTTTGAATGAGATTCTCTAGTTATAGTAAAGTGAATTGTCTTCTTTGTCTCAAAATCCTTGTAGGTCTTAGGCATCATCCGCCGCCGCCGCCGCCGAGTCCTCCAGTTCCTCCAGCCCATGCACCTACAGCATCGGGTGCAGCAGGTGGATCTTTTTTACCGCCTATATTAAAATCAAATTGAGTGTCTAGTATTTGAGATGCTTGCTCAGCGTGATTTTCATCATAATTATCCCGAAGGAAGTTTAATGCTCTATTTACTATAACTGTTTTTACATCAAGCAAAGTGTCTGCGTTGAGAGCAAGTCTTGCAACTCTTTTTATAAAAGCATCTACATCTATCGGAAGCTTGGGTAATTCAGCCGGCTCAGTTACATCTACATCTTCGCTGCCTGCAGGATCACTAATTACTTCCTCTTCTTCATCAACAACTTCTTCGTCAGCAAGTTCGTCTTCTTCAGGATCATCTTCTACATCTGGTGCTCCCTCAGGCGCGTCTTGTTCACTTATAAGCGCTCTAAGCGACATTTCAGATAGAGATCTCAACATATCGTCTTCTTGACCTTCATCTTTCACAGAGTCATTTTCAAACTTTATAAAAAATGAATCTATCTGATCATCAATAGAGTCTCTAGAAAGTCTTGTAACGTCTTCTACGTCTGAAAATAGCTCATCTACTTGCTCAAGAATTATTTTTCTTATTTCATTTCTTAAAGATCTCATTCTATCCTCTTAGAGCTGTAGCTATCTTTTCAGCTTTGTTAAATCTTTTCTCAATGATATTCCAGTTTAACTGTTTCATCATTCCATAAGTATACGTCTTTACATCTTTTAAGTAGTCCCTATAGTATGCATGCTGCCACGTGTCCATAACTATAACAGGGTATGTTCCAAATGGAACATTTATACTATGAAGATCTATGAAGCAATTGACATAACTCTTTAAGTAAGTATTGTAATATGTTACTGCCCATCCACATTGATTGGACAAGCAACAAGCTATAAAATCATCCTGCCAAGCGTCAAAAGATCCAAAATCCCTAGCAAGGCGCATATATGAAATAGAGTCCATAGATATCTGACTTTGCAAATCTGATATATTTGCAAAGTAAAGCTCGTGAAGATATACACCGTTTAGGTTATATGTTTCATCAATCTTAAGCGACCTATAATTAGAAAAGTTTGATGAAGCAGATTTTCTATCAACCGTATCAAGCTCAGCACTTATTCTATTGAAATTTTTGACATATTTATTATAGAGTTCTATATGGTTATTTTTATTTGCCTCACTTAATAGCTCAGTTGATAAATTAAACTGTTTATCTTGGACAACATAAGATTCATCTAATCGATTTTCTTCTTTTGTGTCTAAGTTTAGACTATTTTTTATCGACTTTTTAAGGTCATTGTTTGTAAATTTTGACATTAGTGCCTCACATACTTGTTAAATTCATTGCTAGGAATCACAATTTCTTTTCCTGGGCGAGAGCATCTAATAGCTGGCCCAGAAGAATCATCATTAATATACTCTATTACTGTATATACAAGACCCGTTGGAATATGGCGAACTTTTAATCCATCTTTTACAACGATTTTTTTATTTTTTCCACTTCCGGCAAATATATCTTGACCAAGATTTTCATTTTTTAATAGAATCATATCAATAATATATTGAACATCCTTTGCATCAAGTGTCTGCATATGTTCTCCCTCATATCTAAATATTCATTACTTGTTCCATTTTTTAACTTTAACACCAGCATCGCGTAAAATATCAATTCCTGATGAATCTCTGTACTCTTCATCGTAAATGATAGCATCAATTCCTGCATTTACAATAGCCTTTGCGCACATTCTGCAAGGAGATAAAGTCACATACATATTTTTTATTTTAGGATTATTATAATCCATTTTTAAAAGAGAGTTGATCTCAGCGTGTATCATTCCAGACTCTCCTGGAATATCAGATTCAACAATATTTGGCCCACCGGTATAGTTTCCATTATACCCTACTGACAATACTTGAGTATTGTCACCTGTTACAACTATTGCACCTACTTTGTGCCTATTGTCACAAGATCTTCTAGAGATGTTGTGAGCAAAAGACATCCATATTTCATCCCACTTCGGACGATCCACTTGATACACCTTGTACGACTACAGCTGTGTGTCCATCTATGTCTGATACAACAGATACACCTGCCTCTGAAGCTTTTTTTGTCAAATTTTCAAGATCAACTCGAATCTCTTCAACTTTGCTAGCGTCGACCTGATGATCTTCTCCGTCGAATACATCAAAGATATCATCTACGATAAGCTCTCCAGACAATTGAAACCCAGAAGCTTTTTTGTGTCCGCCGCCGCCAAACCTCTTTGCTATCTCTGATACGTCTATTCTATCATGAAAAGATCTTAGGCTAACCTTAATCATTCTATCTTCGTGATCATAGTACCATATCACTGCAAAATCACAATCTGGTGAAAGTCTTGCACCGATCTCTGACATCCAGTGAGAAGAATTAACAACAAGAACATCCATTCCGCTGTACCTTCTTCTAGATGCTTTCTCGCACACTTTTTTAATAACAGTCTTAGAGTAGGCAAGAATATATGAGCCTCTTCTTACTGCATCGTCAAAGACAGAGTCATCTTCAAACTTTTCAAATTCCTCAAATTCAAACGGAACCATATCAAATGCCGCGCTGAATTCTTTTGAATATTCAAGCTCCCACTTCCATAAATCTCTATCTTGTATGTACTTGATAAATTTGGGCGGCTCTTTTCCTGGATGGAAATATTCCCATGTAAGCATTGCTCCGCTTTTTGTCATATCAAAATGAGTATTTGAAATGTCATGAAGCTCAACCATTGCAGACTTGTGATGGTCTATTACAAGAAGACTTTCAGCTTCATTAATCATATTCTTTATTGTTTGATTTCCAAATGAAAAATCAAGTATAACTACTCGCTTTCCGATAACATTTGGGGGATGTGATCCATGTTTACAAGGGTAGTACTCAGCACGATTTCCCAGTAGCTTCCACGCTGAGTATGCTGCACCAAAACCATCAGTACAGTCTGCGTGATATATCACACAATTAACACTGTTAGGTTCAATCATAAAATACCTCTTAAATTAAGAATGCTGATTCATAAATCCGTGATAAAACCAGCATCTAGGCTCGTAGAGATCTGAACCGCCAACAGTTATCTCTTTCATATTTTCAAATTTTCTATGTGTATAATACGCATCTAAACCGCTTACTGTGCAAACTGCAGGGCACACCTCTATCTTTGTAGCCCAGGGCATCATATCTTTTATCTCTTCAAATACATTTCCAGATGCAGACAGTTGAAGAGATGAAACTACTATTGTTTTTCCCTCTCTAAATAGAGTAAGAAGAGATTCTGCTACACCATCTATCATAAAAGCCTCATCAACTGCAACGACATCAACGTCGCTGGTATCATTAACTATTCTAATTATATCGCCACCTGACTTAACAACAAAAGCATCAACTCTTGCACCATTGTGAGTACAAATTTCTGAACTTGAATATCTTTCGTCTAGAGATGGCTTAAATGCTAAAATATTTCTATCTTGATACCTAAATCTATCAACAGCTGCTATTAACTTTGTTGTCTTTGATCCAAACATTGGACCAGTATATATGATAAACTCTGGTATTCTTATATACTCATTACGCTCTGCCATAGTCATCCTCTAATCTTACTGGTGAACTATCTACTTGATTTCCTATCTCAACTATTTCGCAATCTTCTAGCGCTATTATTCTATAAGGAGACCCTGATTGAACATGCAGAGTATCACCTTGTGAAAACAAAGATTCTTCAAGTGGGTATATCAATGGCAATGTAACAAATAACTCATCTCCGTGAATAATCATTGCAGACCCAGATCTTAAAAACAAAGCTTCTGATTTAATATTGTGATATTTCAAGCTTGTTCTGCATCCTTTTCTTATGAAAAGTGTTTTTCCAAAGATTCCGCTAAATGCTGTCCATGATAATTCATGCCCCCATGGCTTTTCAACTTTTTTTGCTTTTCTTGAAATCCACGAAGTTTTTACGTGTTTCTTATCATATAAATCTGGCATCTAGATATTCCACCACTCTATTGTTCTATTAAGCCCATCCCAGAATCTAACAGCTGGCTCATACCCAAAATCTTCCTTTGCACTAGAGACATCAGCCTGGGTATGCATAACATCTCCAGCCCTCCACGGTGCATTTTTTACAATAGCATGCGTATATCTCTCTGTAAAGAAATCTAAAATTTCATTATTTGTAGTTCTATCGCCGCAAGCTATATTATAACATCTTCCATTGAAGCCTCCATGACTTGACTGATCTGATGTCGCTGCTAGGATATTTGCTTGAACTGTATTGTCAACATAGCAGAGATCTCTAGACTGCGTTCCATCGCCATCGCTTCTCATTGGTAAGCTATTTTTAATCGAATGACACCATGCAGATACTGCTGTAGAGTACGGAGAGTCTCCATATTGACCTGGACCGAAAACATTAAAATATCTCAAGCAAACAATATCAATATCATACAAGTTGCAAAATATCTTTGCAAGATCCTCTATTGAATGCTTTTGCCAAGCATAAGGTGATTTTGGACTCTTCTCTGTAGTCTCTAGTGTTGGAAGAATTGATGCACCTCCGTATACTGAAGATGATGATGCGAATACGACCCTGTCAACATTTCCAATGCATGCTTCAAATAGTCTTGTTGTTGCACCTATATTTACATTAGTTGTTAAAGAAGGGTTTTCAACTGAGAATAGTACTCTTGGAATAGCTGCTTGGTGAAAAACTATGTCATACATCTTTTCAGATATATTTTTGCATATGCCCTCGTGAGCAAAATCACCTTGTATTACATGAACTGTTTCTGAGACTCTATTCGTTGTGTTGATCATATCATAGAATGATTCTAGTAAGTCAACAGGAATAACCCTTATCTTTAGACCTTCAAGTAGCTCAAGATGACCATTTGACATATCATCTACTATATCAACCTGCCAACCTTGTTTCACAAGTTCGTGTGTCAAGTTTGACCCTATGAAACCACATCCTCCAGTAACTAGCGCTTTTCTCATTATATCTCCATTTTGTAGTTTATTTTACTCTATGATATGAGCAGAGTTTAAGTTAAATCTTAATCTTACTGAGCTACAATGATCGCTAAACCTTTCAAAGCACGTGCTAGCAAGATAGTAGAGGAATATCATATCGTATTGAAAAACCCTCTTTACATCTGATGACCTTATAACTACATGAAAGTCAAGTATATTATTTCTTACAGATGCCTGTATAAATGATATACAGCTATCGTTAGTGTGCACAAAGCGTCTTGAAGAATAATCCTCTCTCCTATTGTACTCATTTTTTCCATTAAGTTCATTTGTGATCTTTTCGTGAAATGATGTAAATATCTTTTCATAGTATTTAGCCTCTGGTTCATATTTTAATATGTTAGAATCAGCATTTTCAAATTTTCCATTATCATAGATTGTAAAAGATAGCGGGTAAGATTCCCCTCCTGAAAAATTAACAAACTGATTCACCTCTTCAGCAATGTCAAGGATATTTTTCTCTCTCATCACGTTTAACTGAAACATTATTCCGTAAACAAGGTTTTTAGTATCAGGTGTTATGTAGTATCTTACGTTCGGGTATCCACTAAACTTTGATTCTGAATCTAGAAAAGCATCGTATACTTTTCTTATTGAAGATATGTCACTATGAAAATCATCGCCTCTTTGAATATATCTCTCTCTTATTATATTAAAAGGAGGAAGAAGAAATATAAATCTATTATTTAGATTTGATAGCTCTGCATGAAGATCATCATCAATAAAATCTAAGTCTCTATTATATAGATCACTAAATATCTTTCTTGAAATTTGTGATCTGTCATGAATATGAAGCCTAAAGTCTGTCGAATTATGTATGTCTCTTACGAGAGTTGTTTTTCCAGAGCAATCTGGACCCTCTATGAATAGATTTCTAATTGGAAAAGTTATCACCTATACCTCATTATGCTGCCTTTTTATATCTTTTATATTAACCAATGAATAGATACTTGAATAAATTTATTTTAAAGTTCTATCTTCTTCATCTTATACGATGATGTTGAGCATCCCCAGGAGTCAGTAGAGGCCACCTCTGCCAGCCATATGGTATACAACTCAGGTATCTGCTTGAAGGATCCCCAGACACGAATCCAGCAACTCTGAGAGTTATTATCTATGACCTTCATCCTATAGAAAAGTTTGTTGTTCTTTGTTGTTCTCTCTTCGATTGAAGATATGCAAAACCAGACAACATCCCTCTCTTTTCCTGATAGCTTTGTTGCAGCGCGAAGATTTGACTTTTCTATCTTGGACATGATAGCTTGAGGAAAAACTAGAGTCTCATCAGCCGTGGCCATCAGCTCTACGCTATGACCAATCTTAGCTGTCCTTGACCAGTCTTCAATATCTTGATTTTCCCTAAGCTTCTCAGGTATAAAGTCAGGAACCTTTCCTCTCTCTTTCATCATCCTCTTTGCTGCTGTCTTTGTCATTCCGTGTCTACCTTTTTTGATTAAGTCATAGTTTCCAACAATTGTCTCGTGAAGCTGATTGTGATTTTTAACAATTCCAGAGGTAAACTCTTCAAGAGATCCAAATGCCTCAACCTTACAAAGAGAGTCAAAGCAAGTCTTGTTCATCTTAGACGGAACCCATGATCCAGTCTCTGAAAACATTATCTCATCAAGGTTTTTAAATGGACGCCTTGACATCATCTCACGTACAGCAGCAGATCCTACTCCTTTGATAGCAGTCAAAGGAGGTACAAATCCTCCTCTATCTTCACTGTACACCCACACATCAGAAGAGGAGTTAATATCTGGCGGCAATATCTTGTACCTTAATGCTTTGATCTCTGCGATAATCTTTCCAAACTTGCTAGACCCGTTCATGGTCTGCAAACAAGTTGCAAGCCACTCCTTTTCAAAGTAAGTGTGAAGCCACGCAGAGTAATATGAGTCAATTGCATAAGATACTGCATGCGACTTATTAAATCCATACCCAGAGAAGAACTCAATAGTCTCATATAGCTTTTCAGCCTTAGATCTATCCATGCCAGACAGATTAACTGCTCCGTCAACAAACTTCTTCCTAAGATCAATTCTCTCTTGAACTTTTGCTGCATTAGAGTCTAGAGACTTCTTAACCAGAGTCTTTCTCATCTTATCAGATGCTCCCTTGTCGAACCCAGCAAGCTTTTGACCTAGCAACATAAACTGCTCCTGGAATGATATGAAGCCATATGTCTCACTAAGAATCTCTTCAATTACCGGATGATCATACTCTATTGGGTTGCCAGCCTCAACTGATTTTTTAGTCTTAACATACTTCTTATCTACATGAGCTGCAAGAGGTCCTGGTCTATAGATTGCTGTGATAGTAGCCAGCTCTTCAATCGTTTTTGGCTTTGCTCGCTTGCAAAACTTTCTAGCACCCTGCTGAGTGAATTGGAATATCTGTACAAACCTGCCCTTGTGGTATACATGCTCCCACACCTTTTGGTCATCTAGATCATTATACCTGCAATTAATATTATCGTCGAAGTACTTGCTTATATCAGAAAATGTTGGATTTTCAGCGCCTTGCTTTCTTAAAACTAATCGTATACAGTCCTCAACCATCTTGAGTGTTGTAAGCCCGAGGAAATCAAACTTTAGAAATCCGTTTGGCTCCAAGTGTCTAAAATTCATACCTTCAGACCACGGAGTTTGAAGTTCGCCTCTTACCTTAATAACCGGCATATACTTCTCAAGATTTGGGCAGATTAGAACTCCGCCAGCATGTCGCCCAATAGAGCGTGATTCCATAAAGAGATTTTGAACATGCTCACAGAGCTTTGGATATTTCTCCATAAAGTTTGAATATCCAGAAGAGTATTTCATGCAATCCTCATGAGTCAAAATGTATGTTGACTTCTCTTCATGATCTCCCATAGCCTTGTGCATTACCTCTTTCTCAAGTTTATTTGTCATAGCATTGACTTCACCAAAGTCAATTCCGTAGAATTTTGAGACATCTTTGATTAGAGATTTAAGCTTCAGAGTGTTAAAATTAGATACAGGAACAACAGATTCTTCTCCGAATAACTCTCTAGAAGCGTTGATTAAAACATCTCTATCGCCCGCATCTGTGTCGATGTCTGGCCATCCAGCTTTCTTTCTGTGAAGAAACCTCTCCCAAAGAAGACCATACTTGATCGGATCAGTCGTTGTAATCCCGAGTAGATAGTTTACTAAAGACCCTGCTCCAGAACCTCTTCCTGGTCCAATAATAGTACTCTGTGATGCGAGATCAAATACCTTTGTCATTGTAAGAAAGTAATTCTCAAAGCCAAGATACTTTATATCTTCAAGCTCCATCTTTGCACGATCAACATATTCTTGCTTCTTATCAAGACCTTCGTCAGCAAGACCCTTTTTCACTCTAGTTACAAGTTGATTAAAGGCAGGATTTCCCGGTGTATCAAAGTTAGGAAGCTTTGCCTCTTCATCAAACCAGACTTCTTCACACTGATCCCATGCAATGTCGTATGTTCTTTCAATTGCATCGCATATTATCTGCTCTTTCCCCTTATAGAAAGGATACTCAGAAACATGCTCGTTAAACTCGTTCCACATCTGCGTTGCATTCTTCGGGTAGAGTTCACATTTTAAATCTTCAAACGCAGGAAGAGATGGCATTGCATCACCTCTAGATCCCATTCTTCCAAGTTTTCTATAAAGCTCTCTTGCTTCCCACATGTCCCTGCTATAATAATGACTATCAGCAGTAGCTACAAGTGGAATACCAGTCTTCTCATGAAGCGCAATTAGATGCTTGTTTGTCTTGTGTTGCATTGACAAAGAGTTAAATTGAATCTCTAGATTAAAATTTTCCTCACCCACTGCATCTACAAATCTATCAGACATGTTCTCTAGATCGAGAACAATATTTTTATCTGACTTTCCAGATGATTCACCCCTTGCTATTAGAGATGCAGGGTAGCCACCAATACATGCAGTGCTAACAATAAGCCCTTCATTGTGAAGCTTTAAAAGATCAAAATCAATTCTTGGAAATCTATAAAACCCATCTGTGTATGATTTCTTTACAAGTGTGAAAAGATTCTCAAGACCTTTCTTGTTTTTAGCCAAAACAACTAGATGATATCTACGCTTCCAGTTATTTGTATCAAAATCAGACTTTGTCTCCTCCTCATTTTCAATGATAAGACCTCCAGAGACCTCATCTTCAGAGTTGATATCCGTAATCTCTTTTAGCTTTTTCTCTTCTCTTGCTAGCCGAACTGACTCTCTATGATCCTCATACTGGACTCTCCACTCATTTAAAGATGGAACAAAGTAAAATTCAACGCCGTAGATCTGTCTATAGCCTACACCTTTTTTCTTTAGCTGCTTTGCATAAGTATGAGCGTGAGCTAGACCGTTTCCATTACCGTGGTCAGTTAATGCCCAAGCATTCATATCATTTGAAAGAACAAAATCTATATGTTGATTTGGGTAACCTAATCCATCATAAGGTGAACCAGTCCCGCAGTGAGCATGGAGACCAACGAATCTCTTTGGAATAATAATTGACATACACTAGCCTGTTATAATGTTATTATAGCTATTATACACACCATGCGCACAATTTACATGCCAGAGTTTTTCAATTTTTCAACTAATTGTCTCTGTTTTTCTGACATTGATTTGGGAACTTTGATATTCAGTTTTACGTAAAAGTTCCCCCTATCGTCACTACCAACATCTTCAGGCAATCCCCTTCCATCAATTGACATCATTGAGCCAGGTTGGGTCCCAGGAGGAACACTTAGATTAACACTGCCGTCGAGTAGATCAACTCTAATTTTATCTCCAAGGGCAGCCTGAGAAAATGATATGCTTTTATCGATATATAGATGCGGACCATTTCTCTCTATTGATTTTTGTTTTATTACATTTACATCAAGGTATAAATTTCCAACATCTCCCTTTACAGATCCAACGTTGCCTGCGCCTGCTACTCTCATTTGCATTCCGTCTCTGATTCCTGAGGGTATTGTCACATTTATAGATCTTAGCTCCTTGTTCAATCCTCTTCCAGCGCAACCTCTGCAAGGTTTTGAAATTACTCTTCCTTGACCATTACAGTTAGAGCAAGTTGTGCTTAATCTCATAAACGATGTTCCGTGAGTAATTGATCCTGACCCCAGGCAGTGATCGCATTTTGATAAGTCAGCTGTGTCGCAATATCCATTTCCGACACACTTACTACACGGTATTCCCATATCGTACTCTATTCTTTTTTCACATCCAAGAAGAACTTCATTAAGACTTATAGATACTGACTTCTTTATATCAGACGATCTTACTCCGCTTGATGTGTTTTTACGACTTGAAGATCTCCTTGACGCAGAGTCTCTCCCCATTCTATCACCAAACATCTCCTCAGCAAAAGGCATTCCGGCAAATATATCTTCAAATCCATGAAAATTGCCACGATTAAATTCCGAAAATTGTTGACTATTTGGGTCACCAAAGTTATCGTAATTTCTTCTTTTTTCTTCATCTGATAGTATAGAATATGATTCAGATATTTCCTTAAATCTTCGCTCGGCGTCAGGATTTTCTGGATTTCTATCTGGGTGATATTTTAATGCTAGTTTTCTATATGCTTTTTTTATATTTTCTTGAGAAGTATCTCTTTCAATACCAAGAATTTTATAGTGATCTGACATTTGATCTTTGCCTTAGGCCATTTTTTCTCTAGTACCCATTATTCTATCTATTATGTCACTTCTAACACCGTAGTTCATATTCTGATTTAATGCCATATGATGATCAAAATGCCATGGAATATTTTTCTTTGCCCACTCTGGATCTCTATGTGATCTGCTATGTGTATAGTAATAGCTACACATAGAGAATACTATGGTAAGAAATACCCACGGGAAATAAAAATATAACGGTGAGTGTAATAATAATAGACCTAAAAGAGATAGCAATTCTTTTCCAGCAGCATCCCACCGCAATGGAAAACCTTGATACGCACTATCTTTATAGCTATTTAATCTAGAGTTTTTATGATGTGAATAAAAATGAAATGAGAATGGGTGTCCTCTCTTTGCGCCTATCTTATGAAGAGCCCACCTATGTAAAGAGTATTCAGCTACGTGACCGTAAATCCACGTTAACAATATCTGCAATAAGATTATTTCATATTCCACTGTGCCTATTCAATCTCCTTATCATACATTTCTGCTATAAGCATCTTTGACTCAAAGCATCTATCTAGGTAGTCTTCAAGCTGCTTAAAAGATGTGCATACTTTCACTCCGCTTCGTGCAAGCATAAGATTAAACTTAGCTCCAGCAGGAAGTCCTTGACAAAAGTAGACAATAGGGATATTATTTGCATATGCATAACCTGCTTCCCAGATTGTCCCTATGTCTTTATCCCTAGTGTTAACAATTAAAAAATCTGCAGTCTTAATATGATGCAAATTTCCTGAGAAAGTTTCATCTTGTGCCTTTTTAGGTGCACCTGGCGGACAAACAAATATTCTTCTTGGTGATGCAAGATCAATCCAGTCTCTATCGTCACAAATTTTCTCAAGTCTCGTAAGCTCTTCTGCCTGTGTAGAATTAAACCACCCAGATGCCAGATAAATCTTTCTCATTAGTTCCCCCTGTTGAAAGAATTATTGTAATTTTCTTTGAGATATTCAAAGTCAATCATGAGATCTCTCCACATTGTTGTAAAAATCTTCTCTCCAGTTCCGTGAGTTCCATTTAAATCCTCTCTCTTACACTGATAGATTGTGTCTGCTGGATGATAATCAAAAGTATCATTCTTCGGTTCTGGCCAGTACAAATTAGTACCTCTGCTAATCCATTTGTCTCCCTCTTTGACTCTGAATGTCTTGATATAGTGCATATCTGGTGCATTAAAGTTAAGTACTTGAGTTAGCTCTGGGACAGCCTTGCATGCCTCTATCGCCATCCTGACTGCTAGGATGTTATCAGCAGCTGGTTGAATTTGCACATCTTGTCGCTGTCTGATAAATCCGATAAGATCCTTGAGATTTAGACGCATATAATAGAATGAAGTTAAGCACTTAGGCATTATCATTCTAGCGTCCATCATTGATACAGTTTTTGAATCAGTCATATCAGAGTAGAGCTCTTTAGAAAGACAGACAATTTCCTTATATCTCTCTAAAAACTCAGGAGAATTTTCAATAGACTCTGGAATAACAGCATCATCATTTCTTAGATCTCTATCTCCAGTGCACTGAGCTGCAAATGATCCCGCCCTGTGTCTAATAATATGGGTCACTTCCTGAAAAGAAAGACCAGACAATCTAAATGTAAAGCTTAGGCATTCCATAGGAGTTGGTAAAGCTCTAAACTGAAGCACATCAAGAAGATTCTTACTTTTTAGAGAGTCAGGTACACCTTCTGCTGTGATCTCTTCTGGCGTATCTGCCCAGGTTGCCTTAACGTAGTGCCACGCGACATTTCTTGCCTGCTCTGTAGTAGGACAATCTATAAGCTCTACCTTCAAAGCTTCTAGATTATTCTTAAATGTTGTTATTGAAGGCTCGTCAAACTTTAGATCCATTGGCAATACAATAGGCTCTAAGTTATTATTACGCGGCATTGTTTCTCCTTGCGATTTACATGTTTAATATACTAAACGTTGCTGCTGTTTTATAACATAAATTTCAAATCTTATAAAGATTTAATAAGATCAAAAGCGAAGTCAAAATCTCTATACGCGAAAACATTGTCTGTATTCCATATTTTTCTATTATAAGATTTTTCAGGGACTAGGCATGGTAATCCATGGATTGCATACTCAGTTGCATGCTTTGGTGAATCATCAATTGTCATAATAATTGACCCTGTATCATAATACTTTGACTGCGCACACCATCTAAATTTTTCAGCAGAGAACGAGATGTCATTAAAAGGAATATCGTACTTAGCTAACCACGCGTATGTGTCATATAGACAAGTTAAATTATCTTCAGGCCTAGCTGTTAACAAGTGAATCCAGTATCCCTGGTCTTGTAAATTTTTTAGAAAATTAATCGCACCAGCTATTGGCTTAATATTGAAAAATCCGCCTTGATCAACAAAGTCAAGAAATGTTTTTTCTGGATTAAGTCCTTTGTCTTTTAGTGCATCTATAAAATAATACTCTGGGCTCTCTATATCAACATCAAGAGAGTATGTCTTTTCAAGCCAATGAGCAAAACCCTCTCTAAACTCTGCTAGAACATCATCAATATCAACTATTACAACAGGCTGTCTCATCCATCTGCTATTATCAATATCTCTTCTAGCATGTAGATAGATATCTTTTTTATAGAACGCTTCTTCAAATCTAGCGAAATCAACATCCCAAAGATTAAGAATGGCCATGATATATCTTATAACATCAACAGACTCATAAACTATTCGAGACTCATTGAGACCAGCAGGCTCCTTAAATGAGTGATGTTTCTTGTATTGCGTTGCTGATATTAAGGAGCTAATCTCTGAATGTGCACAGAGTGCAAGATCCTGTGTAAACCTATCAAGATCTTCATCACTTAGATTGGACCCATAGATCTCTTTATTGAATAATCTCTGAATTTCAAAAAGATTTTTTATTCTACTTGACATTAACTTTCTCCCTTACCGTCTCTTATATGTCGAAATCTTTGCATTGACGCATATAGTCTAAAAGTCCTATAACAATACTTTTTTCCATTAAAGAAAATGTGAATGATGTATTACTATTATCAAATAAAATATCTCCAGTGTGTTTACAATCATCAAGTAAAATAAGCACAGACTCCAGGTCATCTAAAGAGTTAAACTTATATGTCTTTCCAGATGTTATGCTGATAAACGTTCCAGATCTAGTATCCGTCTTTGAGTCTCTCATGAATAACCTGATCCTTTTTGATATATGCTTGGAAAAGATCCTCTGAGTCAAATCCTGATAATATTAGAAGTGAGAAAAAATAATTAAATGAATCTACAATCTCTTCAAGAAACTCATCTCTATTGAAATCTTTATTTTCAGTTTCTCTATGGGGCTTCCAGTTTTTAAGATGTTGTAAAGCTTCAAACATCTCTTCGACTCCTCTTAGCGCAATATCTCTAACATATTGCTGGTTGACTTTTTCTGACAAGTCAAGAGGAAACGACGGATTTGTGTCTGGTAATTTCTCGCTAAGAGAATTCATAAATTGCTCTCTTAGTCCAAACATTATTTTAAGCTTGTCTTGCATTCTATTGTTTATGTCATTTCTGTAACAGAGTCTTCAAGCTCGCCCATAAGTTTTGCAAGCTGATCTTCTGCAATATTCCTATACTCATCTGTCAAAACCAAGACTCCCTTTTCTGACTCAGACTCTGTCACAGACAGCATTCTAAGATTGTCTACTATATCGGTTCCTGTAAGTATAGCAAGCTGCACAAGTCTTGCAACTTGTGCAATAACTTCGTCTGAAAATTTCAATGATTCCACTTTTACCTCTCTACGTTTTTAGCTTGTTTCATCTAAGATTATTTTCAATTATATACATCATAGACATTATTGTATTAGCATTATTTTTGATTAATTATTAAAATATTGCAAAACACATTTCATTTGATTAATATAATATTATTATACAACACAGGTTTGTTCAAATGAAAAGAGTTATCATATCTGACACTCACATTGGTACAAAATTCTATAAATCTGATGAGCTTCTTAAGTTTATTCAATCTTGCGAATATGATGAGCTGATACTTGCTGGCGACATAGTTGACTTCATAAAAATACCTGTATTTACAAAGAGGTGTATGGAGATAGTTAACGCAATAGACTATAATAAGAAAATAATCTATGTGGTTGGAAATCACGACGAAAGCTTTGTAAATCTAATAGGGGAACAATTCTTTAGAATAATCTTTATGAAAAGATATGAGTTTGAAGAAAACGGAAGAAAATTTAGAATAGAGCATGGTGATGAATATGACAAAGGTGTAATACACAATAAGATTTTTATTAAATTTCTGTCCGTTCTTCAGAATGTGCTAGAGTTCACGTTTAATTTTGACTTCACGGACTGGTGGACAAGAATTCAGATAAAGCGTCACAAGCTAAGAAGTGTTATTCATATACTAAGAGAAAATGAAGACGTTGATGTGTTTATCATGGGGCACACTCACAATCCTGAAGCACTTATCTGGATTGATGAAAACGAGCATATTAAAACGTATATAAATGCCGGTGATTGGGTCTCTCATCAGACATATGTCACTGTGTCTAACGGTGTTGCACGATTGAGCAAGTTTAAATCTTAGTCATCTTTCTTATTGGTGATGTTTATCTTTGATCGCGCCCAGGATATAGACTTTCCTGGATGCTTTCCAGGGCCGGTTCTAGACTTATTCCTTACAGCATTTTTTGATGTCCACCCACGCTGATTGATAAACTCCTTTATGATATTATTTTTTTTATCATCAGATGAGTGTAACCACACCCAGTAGATAGACTGTTTTAATTTTATTATTTTTTTCTCAATTTCTATTTGCTTTTCTTTAAATATTTTCCAATCATGAACGCTTAGCTGTGCTAGATCTATATTAAGCTCATCAGCTATCATTACAAGACCAACATAATCGCATTCATCGATTAGAATATTAGATTTTTGATATAATATTAAAAATTTATCCTTAACTGATTGACTCAGCTCATCTGGAATCTTATCAGGATGTGTGATCATTGCTATTTTTCTAAATAGTTTTTTTGCCCACTGTTGACTATCTATGCTTTGACTTTCACACTCTGCTGTAGAAGTTATATCTTCTATACCAGATTTTAAAAATTTTCTATCTATATCTTTATCAAACACATTAAGATCTGAATGGGTTTGCCTAATGATAGATTCAAGTTCATATTTTGCTTTATTGTATAAATCTAAGCAATCATTATGTTCTTCTTGTAGATACCTTATCTTGAGTAGAACTTTTTTTAGATTTATCATCTTGTTCTTATTCAGATTTCTTTATCTCTTCAAAATAAGATTTTAACAATCTATATAAAAGAGCTGGCCACACAAAAGACATTCTGATATCTCTTTTGTATCTACGAATCTTTTGCTTAAGGAGCGCCTTTGTCTCTCTTGATCTGCTAATCTTCGTGTCTAGATGACATGTCTCTATTCTCAATAATGATATAGCAAGAAAAAGACAAACTCCAGATAGATAAATCTCTAGAAGCGCATGAATCATTTTTTACCTCTTTTTCTTTAAAGTATTATATTTTTTTGTTATTTCTGCTATTTGAGAATGTGTTAGTTTTATATTTTTTCTCTCTGCTAGAGTCTTGATCCAGGTCTCTAAAGACTTTTCACTTTTTTGATTACGAGACTCAGATACCATCTCTCTCTGGCCTGGTCTTTTTCTATTTCTTTGCTCAGGTCTGGGCCTATCTGGCTTGGCTTCTTTTTTTCTAGATACAACAACTGGATGAGAAGCCATCACTTTAGTCTCTTTTCTTCTTGCAACAACAGCCTCTGCTACAACACTAACTGATTTCTCAAAATTTGTATCAATTTTTATCGGAGTAAAAACTCTGTCATCAACAATCACTTCTAGTGTTCCAGTGTGAAAACCCTCTTGTATAATATTCTCAAGAGGGGGAATCAAGACGGAAACCTCGCCGTCGGCAGAGTTTGAAGCTGGAAAAACAAGTGAGTATTCACTTGACTCAAGCAAAAAACGTGTTTTTGTTGAAGCGGGCTTTGTCCCCTCTATTGAAAGCTTAAAAACTAGCTCATTCTCTTTGTCTAAATCTAGATCAATCTGTTGCATTTTTCACTCTCTTTTAAAGATGTCTATAACTTTAATAAATATGGTCTTCTTTGGAGTTGTCTTTGCAATTCTAATCTTATCAATCAGTCTTATAACAAAATCTCCAGATAAGTCAATCTCGCCACGAGTGCTTTCTGTTATCGGATGTAGAAGACTAATGCCGTTGATCTCTGTAAGCCTGGCAGTAATAGTATATACATCTGGAATATACCTCTGGTATCCATCATATCTTCTAGAGCTTCTTCCCTTTGCTGGCAATAAAGTCTCAGTCTCAACAGACACTTCACAAGTTGTACCAAATCCCATTGATACAAGCCTTGCATGCCCAGCGTCACAAGGTCCCATTCCTCTTAGTACTAAAGACATTACACCTTAGTTCTCTGAAACACTGATGCCACAGTTGCATCTCCATCTTCATCAGTTAAATTAAATCTTATGACTTCTGTAGAATTATCCTCTTTGTAGAATACCATATGCTTGTCATTTCCGGAAGAGGTTATGTGCCATCTTCCGGCGGTGACGTGTCTTGTAAAGTCAACACTAGAAGATATCATTGATAGCGTGTGAATAACATTATCAATATCATCTGAGGCGTATATTGGTGTGGCTTCCCCGGTGTCCCACAGGATGCTTCCTATAAAGCCATCAGCAATGTGGACACTTCCAGAGTATATTCCTGCGCCACTTAAAACTTCGCCAATTGTTGAACCTTCAACTCTGCTTCCGCTTAGAGTTCCATCTGTGTCATATAGTCTGTATCCAACTGCAGATAGGCCAGACTTAGATGAGCCAAAGTTTACTGTCTTTTTTAAATTAATAGGCATATCTAATAACTATTAATCTAGTTCAGCATCATCAGAGGACTCTTTAGACAGAGAGCGCTTCTCTTTCATTCCGACAGGTCTTTCGCCTATAGACCTTAGGTCTCTACTTTCTCTCTCAGCCTGTCCATCTCTGTCTTCAATAGCTTGCAAATTATCTGCTTCCTTTCTTACACTCTCTAGAATGTCATTTAAAAGATCTTCTCTAGCAGATATTCTAACGGTCTCAATAAACTCAGACCTTTGTACATCTGATATCATTACTAGCAATCCATTTGAAAAATTTTCAAGATATGCTGCTAGGTCATAGTTTTCACTTTTTACCCTAGATATCTCTCGCTCACAAGCAAGCTTTACCTGGCTGTGAATTTTTGAATATACAGTCTGCCGTGCAGGATCCTCTCTGCTTTGCCTAGTGAGAATTTTCTGCAGATCTTCTTCAAATCTATTTAAATAATCTATCTCTTTCACAATAACACCTTTTTTTCTCTGTTGTTATCACAAATTATACATCACATATGTATCTCGTTTATAAACAAATGCGGGGAGCCACATTATGTGGCTCCCCACTGGGAAACTATAAGTATTAGACCTAAGGTCTAAAGTCTAGCTATCCTGCTCTAAGAATTGACTGAATGACGTCACCTGCCTCAAGGCCAAACTCAAACTTAATACGTCCGGCTGATCCTCCAGGGTAGAAGTCCTTGTTTGCTCCGGCATTAGTGCCTTCAAGCATAAGCTGACCGTTGACATAGACTTCTTTCTGGGTTGAGCCAGCGTCGGTCCAGTCGGAATCAGTTTCGAACGTGAGATCAACATCAGTGTCTGATGCAACTCCTGCAGAGATCTCAAGAGTGGTTTTCTGAACAAGCTGTGACTGAATGTATGTTACAACTCTTGACATTGCACATTTTCTATTGGATCCGGCTGCACCGTCATCGACTGCGATGAGATCAGCATCAGCAAGATCTGCACCAATGTCATTCATACCATCAAGGTCTAGTGCAAGATCAGCAACAGCAGCTGATCCGTCGTATGCTGTCATTAAGACACCGCCATTAGCTACGTTATTAACACTATATCTTAGCTGAGCATCTAATTTTGCACCAGCTAGAGTTACAATGTCACTAGCTTGAGTCAATGTAGCATCGCCGTCATCCCAGTTGATAACACCACCTTCTGCAAGGAAGAGATCTGACCACCTGTTTGTCGTCTTACCAAGAGCCATTCCATCATCTGTATCAGGTGCAATCACTGTAGTAGTCATCTGAATCTTATCAGCTCCGCCAATCTCAAATTTGATAACGTCATCAATATTAGAGCGAATTGATGTATCACCATCAGCATCAAGATCAATACGACCCTGACCAGCTAGAGAAATATCATCAACCCAAAGCTTGGCCCACGCTGTCCCAGAGGCACCGAGTGAGTCAGCAGAGTCAGAGTTAGGAACAACATTACCGTCAACCTTTAGCTCTCCGCCTACAGGGTCGATGACAACATCTGCAGAAGAAATGATCTTAAGATCAGTGTCAAGCTGAAGGTAGTCATTAGGACCACCAATCTGCATCTTGTTACTTCCATCAACTCGCAAGTGTCCGCCACCAACCGTTAGAAGATTTGATGCATGTGTCACTGTCACATCACCGGCATTGAAGTTAACAACAGCACCGTCGCCAAGGAATAGATCAGCCCAAGCTGTACCAGAAGAACCAAGAGCATCGGCATTGTCGCTGCCTGGAACAACGTTATTACCGCCTGGGTCGAGAATGATATCTGCTGCAGCTTTAAGTTCCATATGAGTGTTAACTCTAATGTAATCAGCTGCTGAATCAAACTCAACTCTTCCAAGCATCAACTTGTTATATCCGCTGGCCGAACCAAACGATCCAGATAGCGGTCCAGTTTTTGAAACAGTCATGTTGAATCTGCTGCCATCCCAGTACAAACCAGCAACTTCAGAATCATCAGTACCTCTTGGGAATAAAATACCTCTATCACCAGTTGTTGAATATCCGCCGTCTGATCCTGAGACACCGAGAGCTATGATTGAATCCTTAACTGACAGGTTGACTGAATCAACTGTTGTTGTTGTACCGTTGATATCTAAGTTTCCACCAACTGTTAGGTTTCCACTGAAAGCACCGGCACCAGTTACATCAACCAATGTAGCTGTGATGTCGACATCTCCACTTGAAACAACTTTTAAATCAGTTCCGTCGCCACTAATATACTCACCAGCATTACCAAATGCGAGTCTGGCACCAGAAGCTGCCATCACAGCGTTGTTTGCACCCTGATCTGTTAAGACGAACTTAGAAGTGCTTCCAATGCTAAGAATTGCACCGTCAGACAAGAGATCCAAATCGTCACCGATAACAGCGCTCTTAGCAACACTTAAACCACCGTCGGTCTGTAAAGAACCGTCAGTTGTCGAAGTAGCTTCAGTTCCGTCATCCGTTTTAATGATACCACTTGAAGTAATAGCACCTGAACCGACAGAACCAAGACCAGTCACGTTTCCGCTAGTGTCGAAGGTGTAATTACCGTCTGAGAATGTGCCGTCAATGGTAAGGTTACGAATTGTTCCGATATCCTTGCTGGCGTCCAAGACAAGAGCCTTAGAAGCTGCAGCTGTACCAGCTGTGATACCGTCAAGTTGCTCCAGGTCAGCCTCGCTCATAGCAGCAGAGCCGATTGTGATTGATGTGGTAGCTTCTAACGTTCCAAAGAACTTAGCTGACTTGTCAGCTGCGATCTCGAATGCGGGATCTGCTCCCAGTGCACCAGCACCATCTTCGATAACGAACTTGTCTGAGTCGCCATCTTCAACACCCATTGACCAGACAGTGGTTCCGCCAAGCTGATACTCAACTCTTGCGTCACCGTCAGCTGCTGAGTTGTTAAGTCGAAGGTTTGTACCATTTGCGTTAGAACCGCCGACTTCGACACCAGTATCAGCAACGTGAGTCAAGGTGATATCCTGATCTTCACCAAGATTGATAACTGCACCATCGCCGAGAAAGAGATCTGACCATGTTATAGATGATGTACCGAGTGCATCCGTATTTGATGTGTCAGACTTAAGAGTATGTCCAAAGACACCGGCAGCTGAATTCGTGAACGAAGAAGCACCGTGAACTCTCTTGATAGCAGATGCTATATGAGCAAGAGTACCGCTTAAGTGAGATACGACCAAGCCGCTTGCAGCGGCGGCGGCTGCAGTATCAGTAGGCATTGACGCCGAGATCTGAGTCGCTCTAATTTTTGTTTTCTGAGCCATTATAGTTTTCCTATTATTTAGGCATTAAGCTTGCAAAGAGACACACAACGTGCTCTTTAGCATCATGAACCAAACGTCTTACTAACTTAATGCTTAACAGTGTCTAAACTATAGCTAACTTTTTAAAACTGAAGAGACCCAAAGAGCCCGTTCATTTATTATATATTACCTTCTTCAGGTTTCTGACATGATTATCATACTTTGAGAAATCACTGTTTAAAAACTCTAAGGATAGTAATTTTCCCTTTCCGTCAGGATCGCTGAATACAAAATTAAATCTTCCAGATGAAGTTTTTTCTGCACTCTTTAACTGAAGCCCTCGCATAAGTAAAAATGCTGCTAGGGACAAATCAGATGTAGAATACTCTTTCATTTAATGCTATCTATTAAAACTGTTCAGTTATAAATATTAGGAAATCTACTAAATAAAAATTGAATAATCTATGAAAAATCAATCCTATTTCACGCTAGTAAGTTCTAACTGATACAATGTCGCCAGACAGCAACTGAAAATAAAATTTCAAAGCAGTCAGATCTGGTATAGTATAGTCTTTTGAAGATCCCGAAGTCATAAGCTGTCCATTAACAAACACATCGACTCTTTTTGGATCAAAGCTAACTAAAGAAAAATCAAGAGACGGTATAACTAGATTGTTCTCTGCGCTATGTGAACCAGTAACATCGTACACAAACTTATTTCTTTGATCTTGTGCATTAGATGAAATACTTACTGATCCATTAGAGGATGAAGCTATTGTTATATCATTTCCTGAAATTAGATATGAAGTATTATCATGTAATCTTGTTAAAGATCCGGAAATTCCACCTAGAGATATTAAAGATCCAGAGGATAAAAGATCTCCTCCGAACAAAGATAGCCCTCTTTTTTCATTTTTCTTTGAGTCTATTGCTCCTGACATAAACAGAAACACGTCACTTCCAGGCGAAACAGCATTAGGATTTTCACCATGGAAGTGTATCTGCCCCTTTGATAGAAATTTAAATCGCCTATTTGTTTTGGGATTAGCAGAACCAGTAACAAAAATTTTACCAGCAGTAGATCCGCCAAGATCAATAAGTCTAATAGAACCTGCATCAGAGCCGATTTTAACCTCTTCAGATGCGAATATCTTGACACTGCCGTCTTTATTTTGAATAGATGTAGTTGCTCCCGGTGCGGAGCTAAACTCTAGCTCTCCTCCAATTTTTAAAGGAGACCCTCCGTAAAGAGTTCCACTTATAACAACATCTCCTCCGAAAACAGAAGTAGATCTTAGAGACGTCCCTTTTGATCCCCCAGAACCTGACACAAAGAAAAATGCATCATCTCCTATGGACGCCAATGTTCTTTGGCTAGTATCAATAGCTGCACCAGAGACTGAATGAATTGTCTTCACTCTTACATCCTGATATCCGCCAGCTGGTATAACATCTGGGTTTTCGAATGTTGCGTCACCAGGTGTGCTATTTAGTCTTGCAAATCTAAACTCATCTGCTAACTCATCCCAGTAAAATGAAGGATTTGTCTCTCCGCTAATAAGAAATATAAGCCCCCTATCTCCTGCTGCACCCTCTCCTCCAGACCCTGTTGCAAGACCAATTATTCGATCTTCAATCTGAAGATGTAGAGTGTCTATGACAGTCTCTGTGCCAAGCACCTCAAGATTTCCAGATATGAAGAGCTTAGAGTTAGCAGAGTCCCAGAACGCCTGGGCTGCATCTAGCAACCCAGAACTATTTACAAACTGTAACTCCCCGCTTGATCCAGAGGGAGGATAAACTGCTCTAGCTGACATTACTCACCGGGTAATATTTTACACTATTAAATTAGTCTCGTTTAAGATATAAGCCAGCTTGTGCATATTTTACTGTCTACCTAATCTCGTCTACAGACTGATCCATCTCACGATTAAAATCAACGCGAAGCTCAATAAGAGGATTAAAGTTTGCACGACGCCTATCAAGGATAAAAGAGCCTTGAGGCTTTACAAGCTGACCTGCGATCTCAAGACCTTCAAAGTCAATCTCTGTTCGTTGCTTATAGACTACAGTTTGCTTGCCATTTGAGCTAGTATGGTCGTCATCCCCTGCAAAAGCTGCTGGAGAAAGTAGGAAAGTGAAAAAGATAAAAGCCATTTGCATTTAAAACTCCTTGTTTGTTTGCATTATTATTATATACCACAGTAGCATAAGTTTACAAAATTATTTTATCAAGCATAAGCATCAACTTTCGATTGCGGAGACGCGCTGGCAATCATATCAACCATATTAGTCAATTTAGTAAGATCCTTGTCATAGTCTAGAAAGATAAGAAAATGTGCCGGATTTTCTCCGTATTTCTTTACAAGATCATTAAAGCTTGCAGTCTTAGCAAATATAATAGCATCCTCCATACTCTCACCGATTTTTCCCATCTTTATTCTTAACTCAGCAAGTCTAGCTCTCATCTCCATCTCATGACTCGGCTGGCTGGGGCCCATAGCCAATGTCCACATTGTTACGACATCATGAAACTCCTGAGTGGTATCAAACCTATTCCCAAGACCTCTAAGCTGAGAGTGTGTAACAAATATATCACCTATCTCTCTCTTAAATGCTCTTTGGCCGGTGCTACCATGCTGAACTGAATAGCTATCTAAAAGACGATTCTCTATGTGCGAAAGCTCGTGAACGAGCAGATTCTTAATCTCTTGATTATCAATGCCTGCTATTCTGTTTGCACTAATAATGACAGTAGGAATCTCTCTAAGATAATCCTCATATGTCGGACTATCTGAAGTTGAAGGACTATATTCTAGCTCACCCAGATGTGTTTGGTCTTTCGGTATATCCCTACGTTCCCATACAGCCTCATCAATCTCTGACATAAGATTCTCAAGAAATTGGTCAAACTTTTCCTCATTTGCCATAATTCCTGAATCCATTACCCTTCGCTTATAGTCAGCCGCTCGATACAGTCTCTTGATATCTTCTCTGGCCTTTTCAAATAGAGAATTGATAATATTGTCAGTGAGTGTCTCATCTTCTGTATCTACACCGGTATCAGATTCATCATCTTCTACAGATGTGTTATTACCTAAAGTGTCGCTATCCGTTGAGTCTTGCTCTAGTAGCGCTCGTCTTATTAGACGTCTAAGTCTTTTCTCTGTGATTAGCATATGATTAAATATGCTGCTTGTGTGCTACTACTCAGAGAGAAATGTAACCTTGACGTCTTCACAGCTTGAATATGGAATCTCAACATATCCTTCGATCTCGCCATCTTCTGTCTCCAGCATATTAACAAGGTAATCCATCTCATCTGTCTCAACAACAGCAACATCTGCTATATATCCTGAGTCGTAACTCTTCGTAAAGATAGACGACACGTATAGAGAGTTCGACTCGAGCTCACTTGGGCCGCAGAATATCGAGTGTGAAGGTTGATGATCTAGCCCATAAGAATCAATCAGGATATCTGTATCAGAGCAACCTAGGGTACAAATAGAACAAAACAAAAGCAACTTACTTGTCATTAGAAAAACCATCCTGTGCTTGGTTATATTAGTATTATACATCACCAAGCTTCAATTTACAATCGCCTTATGCAATAATTGTAATATAATATTGGCCAGGTTCAGGAACATCATTCAAAGTCAATCTGCCTCTTCCTGATGTTAAAAATTTCTCAATGTCAGCTGAAGCAGGATGCGTTGTAGCTTCATCTACGACAACCTCAGAAACAGAGGCTAGTCTCTCACCAGGCACTACAGAGAAAGATGCTTGAAATCTCCCAGATCCTGACTCAAGTATTTGGCTCATAAGAGATGTTAGCTTTTTCTGGATTTCACGTGGAAGAGCATCAGCTGCTGTTTCAGTTTCGTTAAGCACCCTTGCAAGCTCTTCTTTTATTAATCTTCTAAGATGACTACGTTTTATCTTCATTATTTCGCCTCTGCATTATGATATTAAATATATCGTTATACAGTAAATATTACAGATGTTGAGACTTTAATCAGCTGTGGTAGTCATTTAAGGTATGGTCCTTTGGTTGAACATCTCTCCAGTTTCCCAGGCAGAATATCTGGTAGGCATCGGAAGCATACTTTCCGATGCTGTAGAGCCCCCTGGGGTCCTCTTGCCAGCTATCATGTGTACATACCTTAGATATTCGAACGAGTGTCTTAGAGCGTCTCTAAGACACCGCTAGCAACTGTATCATTTTAGCGATATGTGTCTGTGTCTATGTCATCTCTTAGATTTTTAATCTCATCTAGGAGATCAGATATCTCCCTAGGGACACGTATTAGACGATCATCTCTCTTTGAGTATATAAACGTGAACTCAGACGTCTCATCTACTGACTGCTCTTTTCTGCTATCTCTTCTCTTAATATATTTTTGAAGATCAACAACATCCTCATACTCTGCATCAATTATTGCTCTATCTTCAAGGTGATTTTCAAAGTTAAACTTCTTTCTATTTAGCTCTACTTTTTTCTCTATTTTTCTAACTATTGGCTTTGACTTTGGCTGTATCTTATGCTCTCTAGTCCTCTCTTCTTGCCAACCTGTCCACCTCCCTAGCGTAAAGAAAGCGCATATTAGTAGAACTATTAATAAGAAATTAATTGATGTTTGCATGCTTATCACTTATTCACCTCAAGCAGGTTACTATCATGCTCAATCCGTATAGGTGTATAATAGTAACTATGAGATAGGCAATAGATGTTACTAGAACTATAGGTCGTGCTAAAGCTGAGTGTCTTAGCCTCCATAAGAGAAAGACACAAAGTACAACCAGCAAGTTCTTTGTCAACATAAAGATACCGGGACCAAAATCCAACAGGTAATCCATAAGAGGATTCAGCTCTACAGCTACGCCCAATGTAATCCACACGGCCGTCGCAATAGAATCGAACAAATTCATCAATAGAAGAACTATAAGACTCACAAGGTAGTGTCTATCTGATTTAATTTTCACGGCATTACTAAAGAAACCTACTCTATAATAAGTATAACACTCAGAAAAAAATCTTCAGTTCAAAATTATTTCAACAATAAACAGTTGTTTATTTATCATTTTCAATAATAAACGGTTGTTTATTGTGATGCCAAGAAAGTTACAAATTTCATTCTTCGCTCCTTAAGAAATAATCATTATTACTCAAAATTTATCTGCTCTCCATAAGCTGCAATATGGAATTGTTTTTGCAATGCTGCAGATATCAGCTTGGCCAATTCTTTCTTTTCCTCATCACTTAGCTTTGCTGAGACCATCGCATCTTCTATAACTTCAATAATTTTCATTTATCACCTCAAAATAATTTTCTTGATATAAAATGTTGCCTTAAGAGATAATCTTTCTTCCATTCTCTGTGGCGATCTTAACTAGTGAATCGATATCATAAAAATGTGTCGCCTCAAGAAGGAATCGTAGCTCAGCCATCATATCGCCATCAGAAAATGGCTTATAAACATCACATATATTGTCAGAGCCGATTGCTACACAGAGACCGAGAGGGACCATCTCATCAATAGGAGTAATCGCATTGTGAGTGACGGTCAATCTTTCATTTCGTCGATGATCGATCCAAGCAGTAGGACAAGAAATAAAACTTAAGTCAGCATCAAGGCACATCTTATAAACTTCTTTGCGATATTTCTCAGGATGGCATGCCAATGAAATACTATGCACTGCTGTAACCCTTCCCTCCATTCCGTGCTCTATTGTCTTGCGCGCAAGAAGTTCAGTCTCTTTCTCGTCTGAAGAATTCAATTGATCTACGTGAACATGAACTCTTTGCCCATTACACTTTGCTGTTTTCATCAAGACATCAATATGTTCGGCCTCTCGGCCTTCATCTTTACGAGGCAATCCACCGATAACATCAAAAGCACCAGCGTATTTATCAAACCATTTACGAGGCTCTGGTTCCAAAACACCTTGTAAGGTTTGACATGCGATCTTAAGATCATATGTGCCTTCCCAGTCTCTCTTGGCTTTAAGGGCAGCTGTGAGCGCTCTGTTCTCACTTATCTGATCGCAGTCAATAAAACTAAGGGCAGCGTTACTCCATCCCATCTTAACCTGAATAGCGATGGCTTCTGAGATGTGATTGTAATATCTCTCTATACTTGATTCGGACTTAAACTTATTGACTAGCTCCCACTTTTTAAACAGATGAGCATTAACATTGTTATTCTCAAAGTCGCTTGTTTGAGCAGTGTAGGCTCTATCAAAATGAGCGTGGGCATTCACAAAGCCACCGTTCCTCTCAATAAGCATTCTTAGTCTATCTAAAGTCTGCATTATTTTTTCTCCAATCTATAGATAAGAAATTGCTTCGCTAGTTTATTATCTGACTCTTATCTCACGGTATGCATTCACAGTGACTGGCCACAAATCGGTGGCGATGTCCAAGCAGGCTTCGGCAAGTTTCTGGATTTCCCATTGTGCTCCCTCGTGAGTGCGCAGATCAATAAACTTCAAGAGGTTAGACAGATTGACTGTGCCGTAGTATTCGGTATAAAGATTCTGAGGAAGAACTCCGCGGGCTTGTTCTCGGCAAACACCTTTTGCCATTAAGTCGTTATATAGATTAACTGACGTTATGTGGTGTTCAGAAATTCTTTGATTTGCGTGCGTTCCATAGTCAGAATCAGAAAGATCTGGAATCATTATTGGATTGATCATTTCTTCAGTATTAGATGCTTGTCGATTTGATTTGTGTTGAGTGCGAAACTCTTGTGGCTCATAGAACCGTATGTCAATATCGGTATATCTTCTAGAGATTTCATTGTATGACCAGGTTCTGTGACGATGATGCTGGCTACGGATATATAGGGGCACACAAAAACGGAATGTGACAACATTATGCTCAAGTGTGCTTGTGTGTTTATGCTTAATAAGATACTGTATAAGTTTTTTATCTTTATTGTCTAAAACGGCTTTATTCTTTCCAAAAGACACCCTAGCACTATTAACAACACTAAGATCGGTCCCCATATGTGATACATACTCAACTGATCCCACATTGTCGCTGTATAGTACAATTCTTCGCTCATATGACAATTTATACCCCGAGGCTACATGTCTTCTAAAATCTTGTCTATCTCTAGACCTGCACAATCAATCTTCCCTTTCGTGAAGTTATAGTGATTGCATATTCCTTCAAACTTTCCGCGCACACAGTCCTTGTGAACACTCGTGTTAAGCTCTCCATCAGATGTCTCCGGGTATTTAAGAGGAATATTAAGCCCATCATGCATCGACTGCCAAAGAGCCTTTAGAGCATCAATTTGCACAGGGTAAAAATCCATAAACGGAGAAAGAGTTGATCCATGGACAACACCGTTCTCTTGTATCGGCCTTTCCCCAAATCCGTGCCTTTCATACCACGACTGATACTTTGTGTAATACGCGTTTGATATCTCTACACCGACACCTCTCTCGTTGCCTCCGACACCATTTGAAATTCCTGCATGCCATGCCTTGTGCTGAGTGTCTAGCATCTGATAGATTGTCCCATCGTTATCAATAAGAAAGTGAACAGATATTCCTCTCTTGTTTAAGACCTTTGCGCAAGACTCTGACGATAGACACACGTCCCAATGATTAACAAACATGATAGGCTTTCTGTCAGGTTTTCCTGCATAGCTTGTATATGCTCCCGCTCGGGCTTTAAATCCTCCGTTGTCAGACCACAAGACTACTTTATCCCACTTTATAGGAATAAAATGACCATTATGAACAATATAACTTTTATCCTTTTTCTTGTGATCGTAGGGTCTGTACTCATCAATCTCTGCATCTCTCTCTGTCCATACTCTTCTGTAAGTAGATGGTCCACAAAGTCCATCTGCAACTAATCCTTTTTCTTTCTGCCACTTTTTAATTGCAGTAATTAAGTTATTATCAAACTCTTTCTCTCCAAACCACGTAGGATCCCACCCTAAACTATCTGCAGAGCTCTTATTGTAAAAAATCTTATCTATCGCCACACTCACCTTCCTTATCTTCTTGGATTCTTCTTCTGTCTTCGTACCCTTTCATTATGGTTTTAATCGGAACAGGCTCGCCGTCGCCGTCAATTCTAACAAAAACCATATCAATCGTACAAACCTTTCTTTGAGAACCGTTATATACACTATGTCTTCTAGCCTGAAGACTGATAGTTATTGAGCATCTTCCGATCTCTAAGACATCGCCATATATCTTAATTATCTGGCCTGGTCTCACTGGCTTTTCAAATACAACTTCAGATATTGACTTAGTAACCATCCTTGGGCTTCCACAAATTTGAGCAGCAAATGCAGCACCAGCTTCGTCTAGCCATCCAAGCATTGTCCCACCAAAGAGGCTTCCGTAAACACCTATATTCTGTGTCTTACAAACGTGTGTTGATATAAGCATAATAGACATAACTATTTTATAACTTACCTAAGAAATAAAGTTGACTTAACAATTTCTAATGCGACACTATATGGATCACAATTTGATGCTGGTCTTCTATCCTCAAGATATCCCTTCCAGTCATCATTAGGAACAGATGATGGCACCCTTAATGATGCGCCTCTATCAGCTATACCCCAAGAGAACATATTAATTTTTTGTGTCTCGTGGTCTCCCGTAAGTCTTTGGTCATTATTTTCACCATATTGCCCCATGTGAGTTTTATGATATTCCCTAAAATTCTCTAGTACATCATTAAAAAGAGGATATCCACCAATATTTCTCATCTCTCTAGTTGAGAAATTTGTGTGGCAGCCGGAACCATTCCAGTCGCCCTTCACTGGTTTGGGTGAAAAGTCTATATCTAGTCCTTCTTTCTCTGCTGCTCTTAGCAGAAAATATCTGCTCATCCAGAGATCATCGCAAGCCTTAAGAGTATCTTCAGCAAAGCACTGATACTCCCACTGTGACGGAGCCACTTCTGCATTTATACCTGTTAGTTTTATTCCAAGCCTTAGGCAATTATAAAGATGTGCGGTAGCAATATCTCGACCAATCGCATTACTTCCGCCAACTGAGCAATAATATCTTCCTTGTGAGTCAGGATGCCCAGTCTGCGGAAAACCAATTGGACTCTTATCTTTTGTTATAAAATATTCCTGCTCGAATCCCCACCAAAACCCTGCTTCATTAAAATTATCCCCAAGCTCTGCAAGCAAAGCTCTTGAGTTTGAAACGTGAGGAGTGCCATCTGAATTCAGCACCTCACACATCACATAGTGATAACCTCCTGTTAGACCATAAAGCCTCACGGGAGAAAGCAAGCACTCTGAATCGTATCCAGGTGCCTGTCTTGTTGAGCTTCCGTCAAAATTCCAAACCGGAACATCTTCAATGTCGATCTTTAAATTATCAGTATGCAAAACCTTAATCTTGCTTCTTAAATTTTGCGTGGAGTAGCCGTCAAGCCACACATATTCTAATATTATATTTTTCATATTTTCACTATTCAAAATCTATGCTAACATCGACAGAGATATTAATTTTTGGCACCCTTAAATGATTTGCCATACCGTGCTTTTTCGCCTCTTCAGCATCTAAAAACCAATCTGCATGTTTCTTTTTATCGACAATCTTCATAAAATAATCGTCTTTTTTTCCACAATTTTGTGCCATCATCTTATAAACAATTTCGTTTAATCTGTCTGCTTCTTTTGCGCCAGCCTTAAGCTCCTCAACCTTTCCCATATCCATAGACGAGACATCATGAATCATAACTGTTGCGTTAGGGTCCATAAATCTATACCCGTCTGTTCCAAAAGAGAAGAGAATAGCACCGCATGACATCGCCTTTCCCTCTACTATTGTTGCAACAGGTAGTTCTGCATTCTTTATTGCACTAATCATAGACATTAAACTATAAACTTGACCGCCATAAGAGTCAATCACAACAGGTATTACTTTTTGGCCTGTATTGTGTGCTTGCGCTACTTCTTGATCAAATTTCTTTGCTGAATCTTCATCAAACTTATTTACCCTTACTATTACGGGATTCTTTCTAAGCTCTATCTCCTTTATTAGAGGAGATATTTTCGTTACCCACTTCATTTACAACCTCAAAATTGTTAAAATGTTACTGATTCCCCGCACCCGCAAGATCTTGTGACCTTGGGGTTATTAAACACCAAACCAGACTTAAGTAAATCTTCTTGATAATCAATTTCCATTCCATTTAAAAAAAGATAAGATTTGATATCTATACAAATCTTAACTGTTTGAAAGTCAAATACCTTATCTTTATCGTCAGGAGATTTAATAAAATCATAGCTATACATAAAGCCAGAGCAACCGCCTCCTTGAAGTGATACTTTAAGATAGTAATCAGGTGTCTGTCGCTGTTTAAGAATAGTGCTTATTTTATCTTTAGCAAAATTAGTTATTGTTATTGCCATCTGTGTCCCCGTTAGCATAGTATGGATTTTCACCTGCAATGTGATCTGTCACGTCTTCGATTTCTATGATCTCTGGAAATGCTTCCATTATATGCCCTCTGACGCCGTTTATCATTGTCGTCTTTGAAGATGCACAACCTTGACAACCGCCGCCCATAATAAGCTTCAAAATCTTATTAGACTCATCAAGTTCTTTAATCGATATAAACCCGCCATGTGACTCAAGTACAGGGTTAATTTCTTCATCTATTAAGTCTTGTATGTCACTTATTTTCATTTTTATTCCTGTAGTCCTTAATTGCTGCCTTTATTGCATCTTCTGCAAGCACAGAGCAATGAATCTTCACTGGAGGTAAATTAAGCTCTTCTGCAATATCAGAATTCTTAATAAGTGATGCATCATAAATTGATTTACCCATAACCCAGGTTGTAATTAAAGAGCTAGATGCTATTGCAGAGCCGCAACCAAATGTCTTAAATTTTGCGTCTTCAATAATACCTTCATCACTAATCTTAATTTGTAATTTCATCACATCGCCGCAGGCTGGTGCTCCGACCAACCCAGTTCCCACTGAAGGATCATTCTTGTCAAGTGATCCTACATTCTTAGGATTATCAAAATGATCAATTACTTTTTCTGAATATGCCACTTCACTCCTTAGCTTATTTATCATTATGTCTATAAATATTTTTCAATGTGTTTTTTACATTGGAGCTATCATTAAACTTATAGCCAAATGATTCAATTATATTTATATGCTTGTTGTAAACAAGCTGTCTAGTCTCTTCATTATAAAAGTCAGCATAGTGATATTCATCTCTTCTTCTTTCTTGATAATTTTTCATAAAAGGAAGCGACTTGTATTTGATATCTAGTTTTTTACATATAAATTCAAAATCCTCTTCTAGATATTCAAATCTTATGTAAAAATCTGCTACTGGAAGATTGTTACAAAAATAATATTTTTCCCAGTTGTTAGAATTAGAGAGCTGAATATGTCTAGCAAAGTGATCTTTAAAATCTGGTCTGTCTGGCATAATAATGCTTTTACTAATGTGCTGAGCGGATCGACCCTCCATTATACACCTTTTTGCCATAGTCCAGCAATAGCTTGAAACGTATTGGTCCCAGGGATTTCTTATACTTGTAAATTTAAAATAAGAGTTCCACATTTCTTTCCAGCATTTTTTGTACTTAGATTGCATTGCGCTTACAGCAGCATCACTAGTCATGTGAATATCGAATCCACTATTGTTCATACTATAATCTTTATAATCTCTGTGATAGCGTCTAGATGTTCCACAAACTATATCTTCACCAGCACAATGTTTGCCTAGTGATTGCAATATGCTTGTCCCTGCAGTCTTTTCTGATTTTAGAAATATAAATTTTCGTGAATGTGATATTATTGTCATAGTTTATTCACATTTTCAATTGTATTTTTTACATTGGAGCTATCATTAAACTTATAGCCAAATGATTCAATTATATTTATATGTTTATTATAAACAAGCTGTCTAGTCTCTTTATCGTAAAATTTTCTATACGAAAATCTACCTATTTCTCTTTCCTTGTAGCGTTTCATAATAGGAAGAGAAGCATCTTTGATGTCTAGTTTTCTACACACATGTTTAAAATCCTCTTCTAGATATTCAAATCTTATGTAAAAATCTGCTACTGGAAGATTATTGTAAAAGTAATATTTTTCCCAATTGCATGATTCTTGAGAGTTAATAGATTCCTTAAATAAATTTTTAAAATTTTTATCTCCTGGCATGGCTATTTTTTTTTTATCAATAGGATTGTTAATACCAGCCTTTGCATAGTTCCAGCAATAGTTTGAGACATGCTGATCCCAGGGATTTCTTATAGATGTAAATTTAAAATAAGAGTTCCATATTTCTTTCCAGTTTTTATATCTTGGCTGTATCTCTCTAATAATTCTTTCACTTGTCATGTGCTGTATAAATCCTTCGTTATTTTTACTATAGTCGGGATATTCACTATGATATTTTCTGCCTGTGCCGCAAACAATATCTTTATTACCGCAATGTTTTCCAAGAGATTGAAGAAGACTTGTCCCTGCAGTCTTTTCTGATTTTAGAAATATAAATTTTCGTGAATGTGATATTATTGTCATAGCTTATCCACACTTTGCAAAACCGCATGATAAACATGTAACACATCCTTCCTGATATGATATCTCTTTGTCTTCTTCAGCCTTGCACCAACACTCAAAAGATCCGTTTCCTGGCTTTGTTCCATCCTCGATATACTTCTTAAGAACTCTAGAGACAACCTTTGCAAAGCTAAACAGATCAGCGTCTCTATCTTTTTGAAGCTGCTCAACTATAAAGTTGATAGGGACACCATGTCGCATTGTTAAAGATAGCGTCCTTGTAAAACCTGCGTAGTTTGGATTATCAAACACAGAGACTATATCTTTTATTACTACCTCATCTCCATTTTCTCCAAACTTAAGATCGTACTTTGAATTCATAGTTTTTCTAGGGTGTTTTATTATAATACCTTCAGTATACTTTTTTGGAATCTCTACATATTTTGATAAACCGCCAATAACCTCATATGGATTTCCATCCATCATTCCTACTAGTATTGTCCAGCTTTCACCCTTAATATTAGCTGTGTGAACAGAGCATGGAAGCTCTCTTGGTCGTTTTGGTGCATCATTGTATACTATTTTACTTCCATTTCTCTTACACGGTTTTTCATCATTATTTGTTGTGTTTGATGATACTAAAACCCCAGTCCTAGATCCCTCTCTATAGACTGTAACTCCTTTGCATCCAAGCTGCCACCCAGTCATATAAACATCTTTAACTGTTTCAATGTCTACATCTTCAGGTAAATTTGTTGTATTTGATATTGCATGACAAACCCACTTTTGTGCGGCTGCCTGCATTTTAACTTTTGAAACCCAATCTATTTCACTTGACGTAGATTTAAAATACGGACTGTCTTCTACTAGCTTAGCATCTGAAAGATCTTCCTTTGACCATATACCGCCTGAAGATGATGACATCCATGACTTAAATCCGTGGTGATACACAGTGTACTCTTGCCACTTATCTCCGCTATCATCTACAAAGTCAACTCTTCCATCAGCATCCTGCCCTGTTAACTTCTTTCTTCTAGTATAGTGAAGCTTAAATACTGGCTCTATTCCAGACGTTGTCTGGGTTAATGTTGAAACAGACCCAGCAGGTGCTGTTGTTGTTAGTGCAATGTTTCTTCTACCGTATTTCTTTGACATATCGTATACATCAGGTGCTGCTTCCCATATTCTTTCAAGAAATGGATGGCCTCTTTCTTTATCATGATTATGTACTTCAAATGCTCCTCGCTCCTTTGCAAGAATACAAGATGATCTATATGCATTTAAAGCCAAAGACTTATAAAGTTTTTCAACAGTCTCTATGCTCTTCTCGCTTCCGTATCTTTGACCTAACATTGCCAAAGCATCTCCGACGCCAGTGACTCCGAGGCCTGTTCTTCTTCCTAGCTGAGCCTGAGTCTCTATATTGGTCCAGAGATCTCTCTCTATTCTCTTAACTTCATCAGGTTCAGGATCCTCATCTATCTTTCTTAAAATTTTATTAACCTGCTCAATCTCAAGATCTACCATATCATCCATTAAGCGTTGTGCCTTTTGGACAATATTCCCAAAATTTTTATAATCAAATTCTGAATTATCACACCACGGATTCTTTACAAAAGAAGTTAAATTAATAAGCATGAGTCTACAACTATCGTAAGGAGACAAGATTATCTCTCCGCACGGATTAGTAGACACTGATCCAAACCCCTCATCTGAGTATATGTCTGACGGAGTCATTCTCTTTGCAGTATCCCAAAACAACAAACCTGGCTCTGCTGAAGAGTGAGCTGACTCTATTATCTCATGCCAAAGTGCTCTAGACGATACCATCTCAGAGACCTCTGGAGATAATGAATCAACGGGCCATCTTAGCTGAACATCTGAATCACTTTTCACAGCGTTCATAAACTCATCAGTCAATTTAATTGATATGTTTGCTCCAGTTACTCTCTTTATATCTCTTTTGATCTTTGTAAAATCACGTATCTGAGGATGATGAACAGAGATGGTTATCATCAATGCTCCTCTTCTGCCGCCTTGTGCCACCTCTCTGCAAGAGTTAGAGAACCTATCCATAAAGATTTCTATTCCGTCAGTTGTCCTTGCTGCATTGCCAGTTGGCATACTTTTTGGTCTAAGCATGGAAATATCAAAACCTACACCTCCACGTCGTTTTGCAATCTGTACAAGCTCCTGGTCAGTCTTTAAAATTCCACCGTATGAATCGTGAGGTTGTTGTATGACAAAACAGTTTGATATTGATTGAATCTGATTGTCATTTCCAATTCCAGCCATCGGACTGCCTTGGGGAACTACGTACTTAAAATCTTTAAAAAGATTGTATATCTCTTTCTCTGAAAGTGGGTTTGAGTAATTTGCCTCTATTCTTGCAAACTCACTAGCTAATCGCTTATGCATATCATCGGGACAAGATTCAACAAACTCTCCGTCTCTATTAGTTAGAGCATACTTTGTAGTAAACACGTTTGCAGGTAAAGTATCACCATTAAAATACTCTACACTCTTGTCAAAAACTTGATTAAACTTTAATTTCACTTTAAATCCTAGAATTAATTCTTACAACAAATATCACTCACCGTTAACTTCTTTCCACTTTTGCTTAAGCAATTTTTTCATAGATGTAGAGTCAGATTTCATCACTTCGTTGAGTGTCATCTCATCTGAATCATTTACGATTTTCAATTTTGACATAGAGCAATCTAAGTGTATAGGAAATAATATGCCATCTCTGCCTGCTCTATTTTTTGCAACAAATAATCTTCCTGTACCGCTGGCTTTTTCAAGTGGTTTTCTAGACATAGAGAGGACAACATCTGCAACCATTGCCTTTCCATATGCCTCTGCCATATTTTCTAAGCCCACAATATCTGCATTTGATGCCTCCCTATTTGCTTGTGAAGCAGTCCATATAGGCAGCCCTAGATCCATAGCAAGATTCCTCAACTCTTCGTAAATTAACTTTAACTCATGGCGAAGAGAATCGAATCTTCTTGAAGATCTCATAATATCCGCATAATCAATAATTATTAAGCTAGGAACGAATGATTTGAGTAAAAGCTTCTCTATATGATTTCTTAAAGTAAGAACCGTTGCAGACCCTGTAGGATACTCCTTGATTATTAGCCTTCCAAGATCCATATTATTATATTTTTCTATGACCTCATCTTTATGATCAATGACATCATTACTAGGAATACTACAAAGATTACTATCATACCTTAAGCCTACAGCATTTTCTGAGAGTTCAAATGTATAATGAACAACATTCTTTCCCACCTTTAGAGCTTCAACACCAGCATGAACTAAGAAGTGAGACTTTCCAACACCAGTTGGTGCTGTGATAACACCTATCTCTCCTCGCCCTAAGCCTCCGTTTAAAACATCTTTCTTATCAAGCTGCTTTAAGCCAAGCGGACATGTGACTCTTGATATTCTTGCAAATCTTGCATCAAAGTCTTCAAAGAAATTATGACCAATTGAAGATGGCATACCCTTCAGTATTGCGTTTTTCATGAGATCTACAACTGATTCATACTTGTCAGTTGCTATTAGTTCAACTGCGCGCTCAAGAGCATCTTTAAGAGCCTGCTTCTTGCAAAACTCAAGAGACTTATCTTTGACAAACCCTAGATCTCCAATATCTGGATTCATCTTGATTCGATGAAGAAACTCTACAATCTGGTCTCTTAGAATTATATCATTTCCCTCCCTTAGGTCATCCCTTATTATTGTTATTAAAAGAGGTAGAGTTGGAAAAGCCTTGTATTTTTGATAGTAGCTAAAATATTTCTCAATAAGATATTTTAAGTATTTTGATTCAAAGTACGCAGGCGTCATCACTTCGATCATTTGTGCTGCCCATTTTTGATCTGTGATAAATCCCTGAAATATCTTCTCTTGAAATTGCTTTCCGTATTGTCCGAAATGCGGGTGACTATCATTCATTTATATTATCCGACGAATTTGAAAGACAGGAACATCCTGTCGACATTAAACTGCTGAATTCCCTCTCCTAGAAGGATCCGCATTATGTTAATTTTATTTCTATTTGGGCTAAAAGTATCAATAATGTTTTCAATTTTTATTATTTGAGACCCAGCTAGATTTGCTGTATCAAGATACATTAGCCTCCAATTTCTTCTTATGAGATCTTCAGAGGAATGTATATTCTCAACAATTTTTAATTTTACTCCTTCTCTAATCATCTCATCACACCTTGTAATAAGATCTGATATGTGAAAAGTATCAGAGTGATTAAATTCAGGAAATCTTTTTGAAAGGCTTTTAAATCCTGCACCTTTTACTCCTTTAATATTATCAGAGGGATCTCCGCAAACTGCCTTTGCGAGACAAAAATTCTCAGGAGATATCTTAAATTTCTCATTCACCTCTTTTGATGTAACTAGTTTTTTCCATGTTGGAGAGTATATTATAGTCTTGCTATCAAGAAGCTGATAGAAATCTTTATCTGATGAGACTATTAGTTTTCTATTACTCTTAAATGTATATCTTGAGATATACCCTATGACATCGTCAGCTTCACACTCAGGCACATACATTTGAATAACTGGAAGGTTTGAAAAAATTGATATTAACGTTGATATCTGATGATTTCTATTCTCGACTGTGTCTGGTATGTCACCTTCATAGAATCTATTTAACTTTTCCGGCCTTCTCTTTTGTTTATAGTTCTTGTATATGTCTCTTTTTCTCTTAGATCCGCCGCCTTCCCACACAATGATTACAGACTTTGCTTTGTATTTTTCAACAAAGTTTGTTACTGCATATAGAAATCCAACAATTCCCCCTACGTGCTGTCCATTTTCTCCAGTTGCAGGATGAGCAATAAAGTGACGAGTAAATAAATTTAAAGCGTCAACTATCAGTATGACATCTTTTTCATTTTCTACCACTATAGTGCCTCTTCAAGCATATCCTTAACAGCTGATACCTCTACGAAAGATTCTGGATCTATATCCGGATCCTCGCTTAGATTTCTAATCATAGCACATTCAAGAAGCTGATCTATATACTCAGAATACTCAGTATTATTCATTATCTTGTCAAAATCACTTTTGTAGAATTTCTTTTCTACTATCTCTTGTCCACTACTAGTATCAACAACTGTTAGAGATTTCCAGCTTCCTGTTCCGCTCACACAAATCTCTTTTCCAGCAATAATCTCTGATCCATGCTTTCTAAGAAGATCAAATACCTGTTCGTGTTCATAAATTCCCTTTCCAAAATGGATCTCAAAATTAGCTGTGCGAAAGGGAGGGGCTACCTTGTTTTTAATTGTCTTGGCTGATACATGAATTCCAATGACTTCTTTATCCTTGTTTTCAATTTTTTGCCCTGCACCGAGCTTAATCCGTACTGACGAATGAAACGGAATGGCCTTCCCACCTGGAGTTGTTGTCGGATCTCCGTACATTACACCTATCTTCATTCTTATCTGATTAAGAATAACAAAAAGAGTGTTTGTCTGGCCGATTATTCCTGTTATCTTTCTCATTCCTTTTGAAATAGCTCTTGCTTGGAGACCTATTGACTCCTTGTCGTAATCACCGAGAAGCTCAGCTTTCGGAGAAGAAGCAGCAACAGAATCCCATATAATTGTTATCGGAACATCCTTTTCCATCGCCCTTGCCTTAAGAATTGTAGACTCTGCAATTGATAAGACCTCCTCAGTACAGTGAGTGTCTACATAGACAAATCTCTTTGATATGTTGACACCAAGCATCTTGAGATTATCAACACTAGTTGCATTCTCAGTATCTATGTAGACTACAACACCGCCCATTCTTTGCGTTGATCTTGCTATTTGAATTGCTATGTGAGACTTTCCTATTGATGGTGGGCCAAATATCTCTACAATTCTACCCTCTGGCAAGCCACCATCAGACCTATTTGAAATAATGTAGTCTAGCTGTCTAGACCCTGTGCTAATCCACCTCTTTACATGTGTAGGTGATTCATCTTGGCTTAAGTTGTAAGCCACCCTTGATCCGTGCTCTTTGTTTAAAGCAGATATTAAATCAACTGTAAAATCTTCAGTAGTCTTCTTGTCTTTTTTTGATGCCATTTTATCCTCTTACCATTATTATTTTACACACATAGTGAGAATTGTTCATGAAACTAATAAAAATCGGGAGGCAATTACGCCTCCCGATAAATTTAAAAAAGCTTAAAAAAGATACTAGTCCATTAGATCTTTAAATGCATCGTCTAAGCTGCTATAGCCAGATGAGTTAGATTCAGAGTTTGTACTTTTAGCTGTTTTTGCAGCTGTAGTCTTTCCTCTCTGCGTTCCAACATTATCTGTGCTAGCATCATCTCCGTCATTAAGCCAGTCATTAATAATTTTGCTAAGCTCATCGTAAGTCTTAGACTGATAGACATCATCAAGATTTGGGATATTGCTAAGCCACTCTTTAGCCTGGGATGAGTCAGATGAGAGCGGAGACTGCTTTCCGCGGGGTCTGACCTCTGTCATTGCCCACTTCTTTCCAGGTTGCTTTGAACACACCACCTTTACATCTCGACCATCTTGCGGATCAGTGATATCACCGTAGTCCTCATCAAGCATAAGACCAAGAAGATTTTGATAAACAGTTTTTCCAAAGCCCCATATCTGGACACCCTTATCTTCCTCGCCACGAATGATAACTGGTGCATATGTTCTCATCTTTGGATAGAGCTTCTTGCAGAGTTCATAAGACTCCTTAGAGCCCTCTTCTCGAAGAGTGTTGATTAGCTCCTGAATCGGATCTGGGTTTCCAAACTGATTCGGAGTTAGAAGACCTCGCTCCTTTCCAATATTATAATAGAACCAAAGCTCCTTAAAGGGCTGTCCGTCATTATCTT